TAGTAGCTCAGCCCTCGCTGGCCACTTCCCTTTTCCCCTCCCTCCGCGCCTTCCGGGGGTCTCGGCTCTTCTTGCCCCAGGTCTTGGGGCGAAGCCGGATTCCCTCCCGGAAGGCGTCATGGACGAATTTACCGGGTCGGTGGTTCATTGTCGTAGCGTCCTTTCTATCTTGGCCTGCAGGCTCTGTAGCGTCCTGCGTTCATCGTTGGCCTCGGTGCGGAAGTCATCGTGCCGCTCTTCCGTGTAGGTGTTGATTTCTAGCATCGTGTCCACGAGGCCCCGAAACACGAGGCGGTCTAGGACAATCAATTCTTTCCTTGTCAAGCCCACCCCGATGGTCGGGGTGGGCTTGATTCGTTCGATGGTCGGGATCATTCGGCCTTCCCCCGAACGATGATCCACAGCAGGGCCTGCAGCGTGGCGGGTGCCATGCAGACGGCGCCCGTTCCGGCGAGTGTGCGGATCGCGTCCGCGATTGCCCGGTACTCGGTCGCGTTGGGCGCATCCTTGCCCAGTCCGGCAGCGCGGCACATCCACACATCCACCACCACCGCGTCCCGATCCCCGGCGATGGCACGGGCAAACGCGTTCGTCTTTGGGCCGCGAAGGCCGTTGAAGCCCTGCCGGACGCATCGGTCGGCCGCGTCCACGTGGGAGCGCAGACCCTTCGGCGTGATGCCCTGCGCGTACTGGGTGGCCTTCGCCTTGTTGTGCTGCCAAGTGACGCGGGGCGAGAACGCGGAGACAACGGACGCGGAGACTTCCATGCTCCACTCCGGGCGCAGGACGCGGAGCGACTCCGCGAAGTCTCCGGCCTCGGCGTACCACTTCTGCGCGGCGGCGTAATCGAAGAGGGTAGCCGATGCGAGATGGCCGATGAAGGCTTCGATGGCGTTGGTGCGGACGGCTTCGTAACGGTTGGTGCGAGTGGTGCTCATGCGTACATTGTACCATGCCATGCCGGCCATGTCAATGGGTGGGGGCGGAATATTATAATATTCTTTCCATCCGATAACGTCCAGCGGGGCCGGCTACTATCAGGCTCTCCGCGTCCAGTCCCATAACATCAGCGGCCTCTGAGGCCGCTGATAGTAGTGAGTCAGCTACAATTATAAATAGCTATATGACTCAATGCTTATTTCCAAACAATGCTCCCCGTACTGGATACAACAAAGGTTGTCGGTGTCGCCGTTGTACTGCGGCAAAGGTTGCCCAAGTCCGAGATACACGAACACCGGAACAAGAGAAACAATATAAGAAAAATGCTTACACTAAAAACTGTGCTTACATTGATTCTTTAAAGGTTTCTTGTTTTGACTGTGGGTGGGATCGTGTTCCGTCTTTGTTGGAGTTTCACCACACTATTATTTCTTCTACCAATCGTTCTCCCAAGCAATGGAGAACTAGAACAGCGATTGATAAAGAAATAAAGAACGGTGTATTTTTGTGTCCTACTTGCCACCGTCTACGACATTTCAACCACGAAACAAATTTAGTTGAAACTTTTAACCGAAGTTTGGGCGCTCATCAGACTGGTTCCCTACCTCCGAACGAATCAGAGGATCGGACGAATCCTTTGCGGGAACCAGTCTGACGGTACGAGCACCACCTCGTTAGTTCGTTGGCGCGGCCTTTGTGCAGGAGACTCCGTACCCGATGTCGATGATCGTCCGGTACAGTTCGCGCTTCGGACGGTAGCCCGTGGTGACGGCGATGACTCCGCTACCCATGCGCCTCTGCAGTTGCCAGCCTCCGTAGGCTCCCTGCAGGCAGAAGGATCCTTCTGCGCCCATCTTCAGGCCGAGCATGGTGTTCAGGTGGATGACGGCGCTATCCAAGTCCTTGACGGTGATTCGGTTGCTCATGTCGGTATTGTATCAGGTCGTGGGGCGGAAGTCAAGCAGGGGGGAGAGAAAGATTTATTATTTCTTTCTCTCCCCCGTGAAGTGGTTAGTGGCAATTCTCCGGGCACTCAGCCGGGATGGCGACCTCGATGACCTCCTCCACATAGAATGACCGGATGCTGCCCTTGGTGTAATCGTAGTAGTAGACGATGCCGGTGGCGTTCCAGTCGGTGTCGCTGCGGCTGATGGCGGTGCGGTCACTCTCGTGACCATAGGCGGCAACGAGCGTGGGGTTGCGCGTGGCGAGGCGGACGGCGACCTGCCCGTCACCCTTCTTGTAGGTGACCTGCACCCACCCGGAGTCGAGGAGGGACATCATGCGATTGTGTCGCACGGCGAGTGAGTCGGTGAAGAAGGGGAGGACGATGCGGGTGCGGTTGGTGGTGGTGCTCATGGCACCATTGTACCATAGACTGCTGCTGATGTCAACCCTTCGGGAAGACATTTCTCAAAGTTTGTTCTAGGACTCAGGAGCACCGCTACAGAAATTTCTTTCCGAAGGGTTGACATCAGCAGCGAAGTGTGCTACCATACTTGCATGTGCAACACCACCCACAACCACGAGCACGAACACTTCCCCTGCGACTGCCACCGCCCCGAGTACGCCTACACGGACAGCCTCTGCCCGATGTGCGAGGACAACGCGGAGCGCGAGCGCGAGGCGAAGAGGAACGGGGAACACGCGGAACCCTCCTTTGAGGAGGACAGCCGCGAGGCTGATAACGATGCGTTCATCGACGCGGCTAGCCGGATGAGCCGGGAAGACTGGGACGCCGATAACGACTGGCTAGCCAGCGCAGGATGGGGGGAAATGTAACCCCTATGGGAAGCCCGTGACCTGCAATGCCTAGCCAACCTGCTGGCCCCCCTCTGAGGGGGGCCAGCAGTGTTATTAAAGAAATTTCTACCATGCGACTTGCAATGAGTCGCCGGCTGTGTTACAATACGCGCATGGAAAGCACCACCCACATCGAAGAAACCACCCGCCCCGTTGAGGTTCGCCTCGCCCAGCGCCCGAAGAATCTCGGGCCGGATGCTGCCTGGATCACCGAGGAAGGCGTTGAGTACGCGGAGGCGCCAGACGAAGACACCTACTGGGACTGGTACTGGGGCCAGTAACCCCCCAGCCCCTCAGAGGCCCCCGCAAGGGGGCCTCTGAGTTATTAGAGGGGGGGGGATAGCGGGGTCCAAACAGTGTAACGGGTCCCATATAGGATTCCGGTTATCGGAACGGCTAGCTCCCCCCTTCTCTCAAAATTCTCTAAAATTCTCAAAATACCTCATATGCCATAAAAAATTTTCGGCACCCCCTATCGCCAAAAACCTCATATGCCATAAAAAAATTTGGGCCCCCGAAAGGAGCCCAAAAGTTTATTCAAAAATTTTTAAGTTATTTTTATGATCTGCGAATTTCGCTCTTGTTGACCTTAATTGGTTTGCCTGTGGTATAGATGTTGTTTTTGTCAGCATCACCACTTGCTAGTTCTTGTGCATGATGAATTTCAGTTTGTTTAGATTCTCCGGGAATTGCGCGTCCTGGTTCAATATCAACTTCTCTGCCACGCTTTGCACCCTTGCCTTTGGCAAGACGGCCTTGAAGAGTTGGAATATCTTCACCCTCTTCTCTTTCTGCATCATCAATAATTACATCTTCAGTTTCTCTTTGAGCTTCTAAAATTGCTTGATTTAAAAAATTGACTTTTTCTTGAAGTTGCTCAGATAGGTTCTTGTAATAGTTGGTTAGGTAATTCATAAAAATATTTATAAAACCGAAAAAATGGAGGGGGGTGATGAGTGGCCTAAATAATCTTTTAAGGAGATACTATGCTAGATAAGATTAAGAATTTTGTGAAGTCTGTTTCTTCAACCACTTGGTTGGTCGTTGGTGTCGGGGTTGTTGCTTTTATCCTTTTAACTTGGGTCAGCAGCCACGCCAAGGCACCCGAAGCCACTCCAGCAGCCAAGACGGCTCCTGCAGTTAAATGAGCCTATAAGCCATTCTAGCGCTATAAAAAGGGTCCCATTTCTGGGACCCTTTTTATCTAAAAATTTATTAATATTATTGAATTGAACTTGCCATGGATTGGGCAATTTCATCTTCTGACATTCCAGATTTTCTCATTCTGTCTTGTTGTTTTGATCTCATGTCAATTGAAGCATCGAAAGCAGAACCGATTGGATCAAGTGCAACTTGCGCAGCACCTAATGTTTTATCTGATGCTTTTACTGCCCAGTCTGGCATTTTTGAAAAAAGTTTCTTTGAGCCTTTTTCAACAGCATCAAACACTCCTAATTTTTCTGCTGTTGGTTTTACAACAAATTCTCCGGCCAATCCACCCAATATTCCAGCACCAATTGACATTCCGGTTCCAACTCCTTTTATTTGTGTTCCGGGAAGAGGTTTTAAAGCAGCCTGCGGAGCAATCTTTGATGCTTGTGCTGTAGTAGCTTGGATTACGGCAGAAGTTGGATCGATTATTTTGGATACGACATTTGCTTTTTGGGTTGGAGCAACTTCAGGAGTTGAAATTTTTGGTTGTTCTGTTTTTGCCTTTAAGGTTTCAACTTTTGCTTTGATTGCATTTTGTCTTGCTTTTGTTGATTCAACCTCCGGATTCGGAGTCGCCATATCTTGTTCGGCCTTTAAAACTCCTCTTGCCGTTGCATTTTTTAAATCTTGACTAGCAAATAAATTTTTTCTTTTGGCAACAGATCTTTCATGTCTTGACATTGCTGCCGTTTCTTCTGGAGATACTTTTGATCCGCCAGCAACATACTCTAGTCCAACTTCTGCGCCTATTTTTGGCACATTAAATGAATAAGTTCTATCTCCACCCCCTGATCTTATTCTATATGCCATAGTTCCCGCACCAGAACTTCTGGCATTGATTTCTTGTGGATTAAGATAATATTGAGAATATTCCAATCCTGATTTTACTTCCGGTGATACGTTTGTCAATCTTGGATTTGATGATCTTTGTGACGTAGAAGTTTTTTCTATTTTGCTCATTTCCACATCGGCGTAAGTTGTTTTTCCTTGTGCTTTTCTTTGTTCTGCATCTCTTGTCTTGGCAGCCAATTGGTGTGCATGAGCCGCTTCATGTGCTACAGTATCTTGATCTTTAACGGCTTTATAAAAATCATCATCATCTACTTTAAGACTTGGATCTAATGCTATTGTTCCTTTTAATTCTTTTGTGTCGTCAAATAATTTGGGGTACAATCTTCTAGTTACAGCCAAGTTTGAAGATCTAAATTCTCCCCTTGTTGATGTTTTAGAAAGTTCTGGATCAATTGTTATATCAAATGGGACTTTGACGTTTCCAGTTTTTGCATGTCCTTTTGTTTTTCCTGTACCTACATTTAGAATGGTTTCATTTCCAGTTTCTATTTGATCTTCAATTGAAGGCCTTTCAATTAAAAATTTTTCAAGAACATTAATTTTTTCTTGAAGTTGTTCGCAGAGATGCTTGTAGTGTCTGGTAAGGTAGTCCATACAATTATTTAAAATTTGATTTGTTTTGCAAATCCTGATGGAGTTGGCTTTTTGTCTGATGCACTTCTTGACATAAAATTTGCAGCCATTTCTACTGGTGAAGGAAATGGTTTTTGTAAATTTCCAGAAAATTGATTTTGTTGTTGTGCTGATTCTACTTCAGATGAAGAACCTGTTTGATCTTCATCGGAGCCATCATAGTAATCTGGTGTCAGTTCATCATGCCAAGGTTTTTCTGTTGGAAGTTCTCTGAGCTTTACACCAGTCTTGATACCTTGGGCTTCAAGCGGCATGGTCAAATCTTCGATACCGGGTTTCAATGCCTGTGCTTGAGAAAATTTGGTGTGGGCTGCTAATGCGCCTTTGTGATTGGAAAGTTGATTAAGAAGTGTTGCATCGGCTTGCAATCTTTCCGATCTTTCTCTTCTTTTTGCAAGTTCTTTTTTCATTAGATCTGGATTGCCGGTGTCAAGTGCTTTTTTGAGTCCAGATTCGTGTAAATGTTGTTTGAATGATTTCATATTATTGTCTCTTGAATAGAGTCTTAAATGTAAAAATATTTATAAATATTTCCATGTATAATAAAAATAATGGAAAATCACTAGAAGAAACCATTCGGTTATTACATAAAAAATATAAAAATGCTCCAAGTCCCCTAAGAAACTTGTCTGAGAATAATGTTGGATTTACACCAACACAAATACCAGATAGTATGAGACCTCTAGAAGATCTTAGAGCTGGACTATTAGATAATTTTAAACCATCTAATAATACTTTTGGTAGTTATTATTAAACATACTTAAGATACTATTTTATAGTTTAATTTATATTACTATAGATAACCTATAGTTATCTGTCAGTATTTAATTTTCTGTAAAAGTATCACAGTACTTTTATTAGTCAAATAAATACTTTTATGATTACCGAGACTTCCAAACTTCTCACGACTTACATTACTTTAAGTCCGAATCAAAAGCAACAAGACCCATTGATAATAAAAAAATTAATGGAAAAAATAAAATCAAAACAACGTGAGCCATTTGCAAAAATTTTTGTAACTTTGCATCCTATGTTTTTACCTGCAGTATTGAATTCTTTAAACACAAACAAAATTAATATCAAGAATATGGGTTCAGACAAAAAAGTTTTTAGCATAGAACTATAATGGATAAAGAGCAACAAAGTTTTAATGATAGACTCACTGAACAGCTTCTTAGTTCAGAAAATGGTCTCGCATCAAAACAAGTTCAAGGATACAGTGGTTCCAAACTTCAACTAGAAACATATATGTCTTTGGAAAAAGATGATTTAATCTACAAACAGTTTATAACTCGTCAATATGGATCATTTGATAATTTTATGTCTCAAACAAGAATAAATCAAGACATAAATGTGTTTGATCCAACTATTGATTATATTATTGATACAACTGTAATAAATGAAGATAGTGCATATAAAACAGACCATCTTTCCGCACAAGAGTTGATAATGGAAAATTTATCAGGAATATGTACAGTTTGGTTCAATAAAATGGATGGATCAACACGAAGACTGAATTGTACTTTGGACAGAAAATATTTACCAAGCAAAGAATTGAATGTTCGTGCTGCTTTCTTTACTCCAATGGGAAATGACAGAGTTGGCGTGTGGGATTTAAACACTCAATCATGGAAATCTTTCTACATGAGTAAAGTGTTTAAGTTTGTTCGTGACGATACAGTTGGAATTGAATAAATAAGATTGATGGCAAATGATTCCAAAAGTTCTGATCATTTACATGCAATCCTTTTCCGAGAAGCGAAAATTATTCTTTCAAAATATGAAGACTATCTTCGGGATAAGCTTACATCAAAAGAATTAGCACAGATGATGTTGAATCTTCGTGATGCCATCAAAAGAATAGAAGAATCAAAATAATTATTGACCAGTAGTTTCTATGTGTTATTATTGTCGGTCATGATTGTAAACTACGAACCAAAACTAGATTATTCAGACGCACTCATTGTACCAAGACTTTCGGATGTTAAGTCTCGCAAAGATGTCAATCTTGAAGTTGGTACTACTTTTAATTGCGGATCTTATTGGACTGGTGTGCCGATCATGGCGGCAAACATGTCCACGGTGGGAACACACGAAATGGCTCTTGTATTGTCAGATTACAAGATGATTACCTGTCTGAAGAAAGGTGGTGAATATTATGTTACTTTTGCCACCAGTTATCCAGATAAAGAAAAATACGTTTCATTGACTCTTGGGTTAGACCCAGAGAGTAAATTGTTTGTGGATAATGCAACAATCAATGATCCAACTTTTGTTTGTGTTGATGTTGCAAATGGTTACATGACAGAATTTCATAACTTCGTAAAGAAAGTGAGACAAAAATGGCCGAAGTCAATATTGATTGCAGGGAATATCGTGACCCCAGAGGGGGTCGTGGCGTTGTCCGATGCTGGAGCAGATCTAGTAAAAGTGGGAATCGGGTCGGGGTCGATGTGCCTGACACGCAGAGTAGCCGGAGTGGGATATCCCCAACTCTCAGCGGTCATAGAGTGTGTGGAAACCGCAACAGCGTTAGGTATTGGGATCGTATCTGATGGAGGGATTGTACATCCCGGCGATTTTGCTAAGTCTTTTGTGGCTGGGACTGCATTTGTTATGGCTGGAGGTGCATTTGCAGGACATGACGAGTGTGGTGGAGAAATTCGTCACTCCAATAATAACGCATCACTCACTATGCTTCATTATGGTATGTCCAGCAAAACCGCAAATGAAAAATACAATGGCGGACTTAAGGATTACCGTGCTTCCGAGGGCCGCACTGTGGAAGTACCTTATCGTGGATCTGTACATCACACCGTTCAAGAAATTCTTGGTGGATTGCGCTCTGCTTGTTCGTATGTTGGTGCTTTTAACTTGCCTGACTTGTATTCGCGTGGTACAATGGTTAAGGTCAATCGTACTATAAACAATATTTTTGAGAATCACGAAATATGAACATTTTTGTTTTGGACAATGATGCCGCTACTTCTGCTCGTATGATGTGCGATAAGCACGTTGTAAAAATGATTCTTGAATCTTGCCAGTTGCTTTCAACTGCCCATCATGTTTTGGATGGTGATCCCTTAGAAGTTAACACTGGCAAACGTAGATACACCACTCATGTTTGCACAAAGAAGAATATTTGCAAGGCTGCAATGATTAATCATCCATGCAATATTTGGACCCGTACTACTTCAGAAAATTATCTTTGGCTTTGGAAACATGCATATGCTCTGTGCAAGGAATACACTCGGCGGTACGGCAAAGTTCATTCAATGGAATCTATGTTGTTGAATGAATTGTATGACTGCCCTGTTAATTTGCCCAAAGGTAAGCTGACTACTTTTGTTCAGGCAATGCCAGAACAATATAAGAATGAAAATGCAATAGTTGCTTATCGCAGTTATTATATTAACGAGAAGGCAGCGTTTGCGAAGTGGAAGGCGACTGAGGTGCCTGATTGGTTTGAAGAGAAGATTGCTGACGTTTCTTCTGACGTTCTGGTTCCGTTTTGATTGCATCTGCAAGTTTTTGCATTCTTGGTGCAATACCAGTTTTGTCTCTTACAGATTCTCTATAATCTTTAGCATTTAAATATTCTGTTGCTGCACCAGAAAAGTCTCCTGCGCTTAATTTTTTAACAGCGCTAGGAGATTTTCCTAACATACCTCTAAAATGTTCAGAGGTAAGTTGGGCTTGTAGTTCTGGAGAATATTCACCAAATTTAGGAACTAATTTTTTAACTTGAGGTAAGCGATCATTTACATCTCTTTCAAGTAATTTATCTGCTTGTTCTGGTGTAAGTTTTCCTTTGCCACTTAAAATATCAGGACTGATATTTAATTCAGAAAATATCTTTGAAGATTTTGGAGTAACTAAATGTCCATGACCAATTGTTGATAAACCTTTGCTATCTTTATAGATAGAAAGAATTTTTTGTTCATTACCTGCAGATTCATATTCTTTTATTACTTTGCAAATACCATTAATATCACATTGCATTTGTTCAGAGCCTTCAATTAAAAATTGTTGAAATGATTTCATATTATTGTTACTTGCTATTGTTAAAACGCCTGCTATAATAAAACTCTGTAAAGGAAACATATGAACGTAAAACTATTTAGACTAAACTCCGGTGAAGAAATTCTCGCACGATTTGAAGATCAAGGTGATTCTTGGCTTCTCAAAGATCCAGCTATTCTTATCCCAGTAGGCGAAGGCAATATTGGTTTGATGCCTTGGATGATGTATACTAAGGCTGCAAAGGGCGTTACTATTGCAAAGTCATTTGTGCCGTTCACTGTTGATCCTTTGGATGAACTGAAGAATCAATATGATACTGGTGTTAATAAGGGCCTTGTAACTCCTTCTAGCAAAGGCGTTGATCCGCTCAGTAAGCTGAAGCTGACGACGTAAAATATGAATATAGACCACGTGATTGAAAATTATCTTCCTATTGCCAAGCCTCTGTCGATGGCAATGGAAAGACAAAAAAAGCATATCTCGTTGGTGATATATAAACGCAAAATTATCGCGGTGGGTCAAAATGTGTTCAAGACCCACCCCGATACTGTGCGTTTGGGATATAGATGTGCAGACATGCATTCTGAGTTGGATGCTTATAGAAAAGTTCCAAAATCATTGCGTGGTGAGAAGTTGATTCTTCTTAACTTTAGATTCAACCGTTTTGGTAATTTTAGAAACTCTAAGCCTTGTCCTGTCTGTGCCAAATGGTGTGGTGAAGTATTTCATAAAATTTATTATACCGATGATACTGGTATTCAAGTTATATAAATATTTTTATGGCACGAGGTAAAATTCAAAATAAAAAGAAAAAACCAACTGAATGTGCCAGTTATTATTTTGTGGCTCATTTAGATTCTACAGGAGAGGTAACCCCTCTCCTTCTAACCGATCCTGAGTATCGTAAAGCACAAAAAAGAGCTGAGCGAAATCCAGAAGATGTACCAGAAGATTTTATAACTTTTTCACAAGAACACAAACACAGGAAATATTAATGTCTTGCATTAAAACTATTTTAAATTTTGAAAACGAACTTAGACTTCATCACTGGGGTACTAAATCTTATGCCGCACATAAAGCTTTAGGAAAGGCATATGAGGCTATCGATGGTCTTTTGGATACCTTTGCTGAGACATATATGGGTGCTCTTGGCAAAGAAGAACTCAAACAAATTAGCGAACTTCAACTCAATGGTCCATATCGCACAAATGCAAATCAAGTATTAAATTCTTTTGAAGATTATTTAATGAATGAACTTCCAAAAGAAATAGATCCTTCACAAACAGAACTGTTAAATATACGTGATGAGATGCTTGGAGTCGTACAACAAACCAAGTATCTCCTAACGTTAAGTTAAGGAGTTACAAATGAAAATCCCAGAGCTAGTTTACGAAATTCGCAACTTGGCTCGCAAAGAAGAAGATCCCGTCAAAAAGGATCTTTTTTATCAATGCGCCAAATCACTGGAAATTCTTGGCAACCTTGCAAAGATATCAGATCTTGCGGTTGCAGAACATGCAGCAGCAGAAGCCCCGGCCATAAACGAAGACGACAACATAAAATGGAATGTTGATGATGTTACATTAAAAATGCTGGATGAGCATATAGATGCTTTGGTGCACTATGGATTTATGGACAAAGATGATAGATGGCCTTATGGCGATCAACCATTTACAAAATTTGTATCAAAATATCTAAAATCTCAGATTGTAAACGATTCTAAGACCGAATAAACCTTCGGTGGGATCGTTTTATGGCTTAGAACAGCCATATTTGATGGCATAATCTTCAAAACATACTTGCTATAGTATGGATTTCGCTTGTAAGAGTGAAATTTACGAGTTTTTTCCATCAAAAAGTGGCTGTAAATGTACACATGTGCTCTTTTTGCGTACATTTTGCTATTAATTGCTAGATTAAAGTCTTTAATAATCTTCATTGCCCGTCTTTCACAATCTCTTTCCATTGCACGTACAATAAAAAATGCTCTTTTTACCTTTTTAATAGGATAATTTTTGCCTTTTAACCAAGCATCTACAATAGTAGAAGCCTCATAAGATTTATTATAAATTTGAGAGTTATTGATATATTGTAAAAAATGGCAATATTCATGTACCAAAACTTGCATAAATTCATTTGCTTTACGGGCTACAGCAATGGCTTTTCCAGATTCATCAAAATAGCCAGAACAACGGAAACCATCTACATTTACATGTTTTCCACGGCCAATAATAAGTTTCATACCGTATTCTGCAAGATGCTGTCTCACAAATTTTACGAACTGACGATTGCTCTGTCCCATAGGGCCTCCTTCAGTCAGAATTATTTAGGGAATTGCTTGACAGTTGGGCTATACGGTGTATATTATGGCAACTTCTTATAAGAAAGGAAAGTTTATGGAAATTACTACTGTTGATCGTCCGACCAAGATTCAGAGAGTGTTTGATTTTATGCGTGGCGGTGCTACTCTGACCGCTGGCGAGGCTCGCAAGCGTTTCCGCGTTACTAACATGCGCGCAACGATGCATGACCTCCGTGAGGCTTTTGATCGTTTTGACATGAACTATAATGTAGTTCGTGAGACAAAGAATGGTCGTTCGTACTACCGCGTAGTCCGTAATCGTTCTCGCTAAAATTTAGTAAAGTTTGTAGCAACAAAAGCTCCTTTTTGGGAGCTTTTGTTGTTTTGGTGTATAAATACATGGTGAGACCTTATTATGCCTAAAAAATTATGTTGCTGTGATGTTGCGGTTGATGATTATTGCTTAACAAATCAATTTGTTACAATTTTTGGAAATTTATTAGATAGCGCCGTACCGGTTTCACCTGGTGATTTAATTTCTTTAAAAATTAATAGACCAGTATCTAGAACAAGCAGTTTGGAATTAGATAATCAAAATCCAAATGTACCAGGTGTAGAACCTTGCCCAGCTTGTTGTACGCAATGCGCACCAAGTCAATGCAGTGAATGTCCACCCGTATATAAGTGTAAAGACGATAATTGTACACTTGACGGAGCTCCTGAGGTACCCGCTGCTACAGAATCTGTAGTATTTGGTGGAGGATGTAGAGAATGCTGTAGTATATGTACTGGTAAGTGTGATCCTACTATAGATCCTAATTGTCCTACTTTCAAACAAACTACTAATACTCATTCAGACAATGTTACTTTTAATGTTTCACAGATGTTTAAAAAGTTAGTTAGCCGTGGAACAAAAACTCCAATAAATTATGGTACAGCATATAATATTAAAACTACTGATGAACTTATAGCGCAAAAGACTAAACAAACTACGATTAAAAAAAATATTAGTTCTAACGCAGTTGAAACAGTTGTACCAAGTGCAAATAAAAGATTTAAAGATAAATTAGATAATCTTTACCCTGTTTGCAAACAGTGTATAATAGATAATGGTTATGATCTAGACTGTATTAGAAATAATTCAGTAGATTGTAAAGATGCAAATATTAATTTTTGTGCATCGTGTCAAAAGGAATGCGAAGTATATTGTAGTGGTTATTATGGTGATACAGTAAATCAACACAATAATATAAATCAATTATTTGCGCATCCAATTTATACTAAAAATTATGATTCGGCAAAAGGTACAACATTTGACAATCCGGATCTATATAATGGAAATATATTAGTAAATGGAAATGGTTTAGTTGCAGAACTTGATCCATTACTAACTACTTTAGATCAATCTAGATTATTAACAAACGGTGGTGCCGAATTAAATAATTTCTTTGGTCCAGAAACAAAATATCCACCAACAATTCCTGCACCCAATCAAACACCCGGTGGATCAGGATTAATAAGTTCTGTAAATTCTTTTATTATTCCAGAGATTGGACCTGGCGAAAATGGTCCTATTAATGAGGATGGTTTACAAGGTAAACCTTGGCAATGCGGAGTTTGTCCTGTTAATGGAGGATCACCGGGCGCCGCTCCATTATATTTTATATATCGATATACTGGATGTCATATGGTTTGGTATCCACCAGAATATATTTTTAATTATCAAACAAAAATTGCACAAGGATCGGGATGGAAAAAAACTCAATCACTATTTTCTGGATTAAAGACATGTGACTTTTTATTATCTGGTAGTGGATATGAAGCAGATGGTAGTGATGGAACTCCTTGTCTTAGTTGCATGGCCCATTATGCGTTTGGTAATTGTCCAACTGGCATAGCATGTAAATGCAGAGATAGAACAACATATCCATGTCAATGTATGAGATATCCACATTTAAGTGGTGGTTTAGTAGATACTGCTAGAAAATCTTTTAATGTTTCTCAAAGAGTACAACAAGGTGGCTATATTCCTTCACAAGAGCCATTTGCTCCACCAATGTTTGTCAGCGAAGCTGGTTGTTGTTCTTGTGCAAATACATCAAATCCAACAACTTCTGCATGTTATGGTGGTTTAGATGCTAGAAGAAATGCTAGAGCAGCTTGGCCAAAAGCAAGTGGTTTTGGAAAATCTTCTCCAACTTTAGGATCATATTGTAATATTGGAACACAAGGTGAGAATGCAAATACTCCTTTGTTCAATCCAAATTATAACAAACAATGTTTTGCAAGAGGAATATCTCCTTATTTGAGTAGAATATCTCAAAGATTATATCCTGCTGCCAAAGATGTTTTTCATTATGGATCAACAGTAGCAAAAGAACAAGAAGTATTAGGTCCATTTTATTCACCTACTATAATCTCACCAGGTAAATATGGTTGGAATAATGCATCGTTTAAAAAGACTTTTAATAAAAAAAGTAATTTATTCCATAAAATGGTTGGTTTGATTGGTATGGATCATCATTTTGAATCCTGGGCGTATCATAGTAAAGCACTGTTTACACCGGCTCCACCGATACCCATGAATCATTGTAATATGTTAATAACTCCATATGAAAGACCATATGCTGGCAGATGGACAAAAAATAATTTTATATATGATCCTAGAGAAGCATTTAGATATCAGGCTATGCGTAGTTTCCCTCGCAGAGTAATGTATGGATCTTCAGTTGTTCCTTTGTTTCATTCTGATTTACATGCTATGGAAAAAATTTCTATAGCTAAAAATGTTGTTGTAAATGGAAATTTCTTTAGTGGAGAAGATTTTATAGAAAAATTTTATCTTTATTTTTATAATAAAATTACAGATCCAGGAGAGACCATTTATAATGAACCTGTAGTAGAATCAAATGATGTAGATGATTACGAATATGTAACAGCATGGTTAAAAGAAATGATACGATACAATGTTATCAGTGTTAAAGATCATGCAGGAGATATAGCCACAGAATTAATAGAATTATTAGATAGTGTAGAATTAGAACCAATAGATCCAGAACACCCACCAGCAGATGGGCGCCCTGATCCAGTATTTCTTGATGCAGATGTCGAAGCTTTCTTAGGTAAGAAAACTGGATATTATGAAATGATTAATTGGTTGGAAGGAAAAATCTTAGCAGACAATCCAGAAGCCAATTTTTCTGATAAAGATGATTTTACCATTTGGGCAGCATTAAAACCATATGTTACTGCTAAATTGATGAAAAATAATTTAATCAATCCAAGGCAAGAAAATCTTGTTAGTGGTATTCCAGGTCCAATGTTTGCTGGTCCGCGTAGAGCCAAATTATGGCCAACACCTATTGGAGCAGGTTTGACAACATGGGGATGCACTGGAGCAGGTATATGTGATACCAAAGAAAGTGTTTTAAATGTTAAATCTAATCAAGATCCCGACGATCTTCTAGCATATACCTCTCTCTTTGGTGGTCAACAAACTTGGTTTGCCGTAACAACAAATGGAAAGGTCAGAGCATTTGGACGAGGATCAGTACCACCCAGTGGAGATCCTGCAGATGTAGGTTGCTCACCAGAATATGCAAATATACAAGTAGATGTTGAACCTCCATGTCCTACTGGTGATATTCAACCAATATGCGATGGAAATTATTTTGATACGGATGTTGGAGCAGTTCCATGTAATTTATCGGTAGCACCCGAACTTGGAATAATATATGAAGAAGAAAATCAAAATTTTACTCTTCCAGATGGAAGAGTAGAAAAAATATCTTCAAAAGGAAAATTTGCTGTTGCTTTGGTGGAATATACAGAAGGTGTTGTCTCTGGTCCAAATTTATGGCACGTAAATCCTGGATGCAATGAAACTAATTACAAACGAAAGAAATTTTCAAATTCTGGTTGGGAAATTGTTGGTACACCATTTTTTATATATCCATCTGGTTCATTTAGTTGTGCTGAGTCAAACAGCAATGAAATGTATGTTTTGAAAGCGTGGGGAAAGGGAAATGGTGGAGGAGATGATGCTGATATCGATTATGGAATTTTTTATGATGATACTCGTTACATTTCTGATTATATTCAAGCAAATTGTTATCCTGGTGTAAATCAATTTAGATACGATCTTAATAATAAATTTTTTATATGGAAAGATGTAGCATGTGGAGTTAAACATACTATTGCAATAACATCTGGTGGTTCTTTGTTTGCAACTCCAACTAGTGATAATACATATAATCAATCATCGTATGGATATCCAACAATATCAGGAAAAAGAGAGCTTGCTGAAAAAAGGGGTACGCAACAACTAGCTGCTCCAAATGGATATCAAGCATTATTTTATTATTATCATCTTCCAAAACCAGGATATTTTACAGAAGATGAATGGAATACTTTAATACAAAGAAATTCTACTCTGTCTTTACCAGAAAATAAAGAATGGTGGAATATCACTCATTGTGTAAATAGTAATCAACCAGTAGGTAGCGTATCTTGGAGTGAAGGAGAAAATGCTATTCCTTGTGATATTAGATGCCAATTATTTCAACCAAGCATCGATCAAGGAAATTTATTAGGAGCTAGTAAAAATTCTTGTGGCGCAGAATGGGGATATAGTTGCATAAAAGCAATTGAGCCAGATGTTCCCGTATACACGCAAGTTGCAGCAGGTCATTATCATAGTATTGCATTATCTGATGACAATAATTTAAAAATATGGGGATCATATGTAAAAGTAGATGAAGATGGAGAACCATTAAATGAAGAAAATAGTTTTACAAATAATAATCCTATACCAGTATTTTTACCTCATAGTGAAATATTTCCAGATGAATGGAAGCTTGGGCCTGCTGGTGGTGTAACTGGATGTAGTGATATTTGCGCAACCCAAGAAAATTGTGGTGAAAATTGGGATCATTCAAAATATAAAGTATATACAACAGCAGACAAAACAATATTCAGTTCTGCTAGTATATTTGCAATAGATGGTGGTCCAGATTACAGTATTATGGCAAGAAAAGCTGGAGACAAGCATAGATTAGTTGTATGGGGAAATTCTGAAATGGTAACAGCAGTATCTGGTGTTACTTATTCTGGTCTTACTGCGTTTTATGCAAAAAATTATGATAAAATAGATAAAATTACTGCTGGCCCAAATGCCATTGGAGTTGTTTATAGAAGAAAGAATTCTTCAAAGACAAGAATTGAAATATTTCCAAGACCAGATGCAAATAGAGGACTTACTGCTGGAATTGGTAAAAATGATTATAGTGATTTATCTTTTACATCTGGAAGTGTGTCAACAATCTTTACATCAGGTACACAAGCACAGACATGGAAAGCTTCATCGTTTGATGTAGATCATTCCAAATTGCAATTTAAAAATTTTGGTGATTTACCTATCTATTTTAGAACTCAAGCATTTTTTAGAGCAGTTCCTGGAAGATGGGATTTTTCAAAATGGTTTTTTGGTATGCCTTGTAATTCTATACAAAGCGAAATATCTCAAAATATTGTTGGTAATGTAGATCTGACCAGTGTCTACTATACAAAGACTCATGATTTAAATAGATCATTTTCTGGGCATCCTCAATATTATTGGATGCGACCAGATTGGAGACGTATACAGCAAGCTACTCCTCTTCACACGTATGAACCATATCCCGGTAAAGGATGTGGTATGTTGCGTGATAGGGATGGTAGAGATGGTTTAAGGCCAAATACTGAAAATGGCAATGGTGGTGATCCAAATAGTTCAATTGCCACTGCTAATCGAAATTTAAATAATGAATTTGGAGCATGTTTTGGTGGAGATATATGCTGGATTGGTGACGGAAGTCCTTCTGCATTTGCATTTAGTGGCTATGGATTTACACCCGGTCGCGGAACACCGTTTTGCAAGTGTAATGATGCAGTATGTGGCTGTCCTCCAAGTAGACGAGAAAAACAAGCTTATGATTGTAGTGGTGGACCATATTTTGGCGAAAGATGTTTTGGTAATGTTAATGGCCGAATAGGTTTCAATTCAAATAAAGATTATTTTATACAATCAGCAAAAGGATTTGGAAAAGTATCTAGTGATAATATGGATACTGGACTAGGACAATGTTGTGGTGTAGTTAAAACAAATATTACTGGATTCTTTTATGCTAAACGTAATTATTATTATGGTTACAATGCTGAAACTTCTTTATATGAAGTTCAAACAGCACCAATACCATATAGAAATCATTATGTCGGAAATAACTATCCTGTTCCCAGTGGCGTTTATGGTATGACATCATCAGAACTTATTAATGAGTTAATGACACCAAAAAATTCAATTCCAAAAGCATATAATGTAGAATCGACTATGTCATATCCATATGTTTATGTTGGTGGAAGAACTCTTTATACACTAAAAAAACATTTATCACAATCTATAGTAGGCACAGCATGTGATATTTGCAAAGTTGTTCCCAATGATGATCCTTGTAGAACTGAAAATCCTTGTGGATCAGGGAATGGAGCAAGTGTATGTCAATCCTCTGTAGAAAATTTAGTTGGTCCTGGAGGATGGGCACATTCTTATGGCAGAAAATTCTGTACTGATGCACCACCTCCAATATCTATTAATGGTTTTATGAATGACAGTATTAATGGATCCTTTAATAAAATTTTATACATGGATGCTGCTAAGACAGATGATTGGTTGGGTCCTCTAGTTTCATTCACAGGATATACTGGACCTCTTCCACCTGGAATGACTTTTGCATGCAATTGTTGGTGTGGAGATAGATCATCTTTTGCATCAAGTGGAGGTGGTTGCTGTGATTGTCCTAGAGATTTATATCCAACAGGAAGCTGCCCAAACAATGACCGTTCTTGTCCGGGATGTAAATTCTGTTGTAGATTAAATCCAAATTTAATATACCGAGTAGACAAAGAATATTCTTTAGATGATCCTATCAACTACTATCCATCAACAAAACCATTGCCCGGAATGGGAACGGAAGCCGAAGAACCTGTACCAATTAGTGGTATACCCAGACTTTGGAGAATATACGACGATGTTTATTCGGATTATAGTAGTTTAAATTGTGGTGGACTTACTGTTGGTACAGCACTATGTTTTATAGGTATGGATGGACAAACTGAATCTGGACCATTTGAAGCAGTATGTATACCTTCTGAAGAAGGAGTACCACAGCCATTTGGAAAAACAGCCAATATGCAATGTTTTGTTATAGAAGAATAATGTGTACAATTGACATAAATAACATGAAAGGTATTATATGAATTATAACGAAAATGTTTTTGTATCTAAAACAATGCACTCAGCATATGGTAATAATACTTTAAGTATTGATCCTCGTGTAGGATTAGAAACTACATTTGATGCTGATAGATATAATGATGATATAAAAGAAGAAAAAAATTATATTTATTATAAAGTAATAGATATAAATTTTCAATTTCAAAAAGTATTTAAAATTAAATTAAATTTTGTAAGTTTACATATTGGTGATATAATAGACTTTATTACTAAAAAAACTGGAATTAAAAAATTAATAATTAAATTAACAAATGGAAACTGTGGCTGCGAAGCAAGACGAATTAAATTTAATAAATGGTTTAAAGTTCCAGTAATATTTTTTAAATTTGATAAATTGAGTTATAGGAATGAAATAGATCTTTCTAAAATTAAAGAATTTAAAAATCAAAAAATAGATGAAGAAAAAACCAAATCTGCAGAAGAAGAAATAATTGAAAATGTTAAATTAAATATGATTAATCAAAGATTTGAAACATACAATCAATACAGCGGAGCTCCGACTATGAATCCAAACACATCTCCCGATAATAAAAAACCAGGTGGATGTGGATGTGGTGCAGCTAAACAGTTTGCAAAGCGTGTAAAACACGTATAATTAATATAAAGAAAGGTACATTATGGAATTGGTATATTTTAAAGTGTTGTCTGGCGAAGAAGTTATTTCTAAAGGAAAAAAAGTAGAGGGTGGCTGGTATGTGGAAGATCCAGCTATGTTAGTTCATTTAAAGGAATATAAGATAGGATTGGCAAATTGGTTGCCATACACAAAAATTAGCGAAGGAACAGTTATTCCTGATTCGGCTATTATTTTTGCTGTAGATGTGGCTGATGACATGGCAGGATATTATCTAAAGTGGGTAAATCCCGATGTTCAAGTTCAAGAAGCTCCTACCGAAGAATCATCCGAGACATTAATCTAAAATGTTTAAAGGAAACTATAAATCTAAGAGTTCCAACGGAACCGCTTTTGTTTATAGTAAAGGTGATTCAATACTGTTTCAAGGAAAACTATATGAAGCAGCAAAATCAACATACTTGTCTCCAATACAACAAGTAGATGCTTGGAATTATAAAGGAGTATCAGAAATATATACTTCCGATAATCCACCATTAAATCCAGTTGTTGGTCAAATATGGAATACCAATGGTAGGTATTATTCTTATTTTTATGATGGAAACAGTTATACTTGGGTTGAAATTTAAGAAATTACCACACTCAAGATTAAAGTTGTTTCTCGTTCAAGTTTTAAATAAATGCTCTGTAGAGAATCGGGGCGGTCTGAATAATAAATGAAGGCCGCTCCTTCTCTACCGGGTGTTCCATTGATTCTAAAATTTCTAGTCAATGGAACTGAACATGCATAGTCGCTATAAGCAGAAATATCTAAATCTATATTTCTAGAATCTGATAAATCTATTTTAAAGTTTTTAGTGGTGTTATTATTCCCAGGACTAAAGTTTAAAACAGAAGTGTCATTGCTATCAATCAATATTGTATTATAAACTTCTTGACCAATTAATGTGGGAACATCTAAAATTGCAGAAGTAGAAAATACTGGAATATAATTGGTATCATAGACAAGTTGAAATATTGAAGCAAAAACATAGCTAGCATTCGTATATGCTTCAACGTCAGCAGAACTAAAATTAACAAGTTTAGTATTTGGATACCAATAATAATTTACTGGATATACTGGATTTAAAAGTTGTCTTAATAAAAATTGTTGTTTATTTTGATTTTCAAGTAGTTGAGTATAAACACCCGGATATGTATTTGAAATTCTAAGAATTCCATTTAATGTTTGATCATAGTTGATGTCATCGGGAGTCAAAACTCCTCTCATATAAATGTCAACCATTGACTGTTGAAAATATAAGTTTTCATTTGTTATACTGACAGTTGGATCAATATAAATTACTTCTGTCCCATCATTTAGTTTCAATACATTTTTAATAAGTATTCTTTTTTGATTTAATGTACTGTTGTTAACTTGCAAATATTCTTCAAAACTATAATCACTTCCGTATATTCCCAGATAAGTAAAATTCAAAGGATCCATATCCGGTGATTTGTTTACTAGCAATGCAGCAGTGCCACCCGTTACAGCAGTAAATTGAATTGGAGTTGTAAAAAGATTTCTATCATATATGCCAGCAGAAATCCCAGATGTTCCAGATAATCCACTAAAATATAGATACTGGTTATACGCCCCAGTTTTTCCTTGTAGTGTAAATTGACCATCCCAAGATAATACGGATCCAGTAGTAATATTTGTATATTTACCAGAACTAAAAGAAAAAGTAGATCCGACTCCAAGTTTATCAAAAAATAATTTTAAAAACTTAAAATCATTGACGTTTTTACTTTGCGAATAATTAAAGAAAAAACTGTTTCCAACTAGTTGAACTTGTGGCGATGACTCCAAATAACCCTTGGTCAAGCAAGGATCAGCAGTAGAACCAATAAATTCTAATGTAAATGATTGTGTTGATTTTACTACTGTTAAAGCTGCACTACTCATTTTTAGCTAGCCATGTAAGAAACTACTTGCGAAGAAGTTTTTGCTCTTAAATAAATGGTTCTAAGATTTTGAACATTTAAGAATATATTTTGTCCTGGATCCAATTCATATCCAATTGAAGCTACACCGTCAGAGTTTATATAAACAAGATCGGTATTGGATGACGATGCTTTAATATTAATACCAGAAATTGTCGTATATCCAGCAGGATATAATCCAGTTACACCAGTTGTAGCGGTTAATCTACCACTGATAAACGTGGTTGGTCTGCTAATTCCAAGAGTTCCAAGATTTGTATTTAAAGTTCCAAGTTGATTGCTTATTCCTGCCATAGATGCAAGAATTGCGGTGTCATTAATTCCAACAGTATTGCCTACAGTTGTTGAAAGTGGTGTGCCACCAGTAAACCCTTGTACTCTAAGGGCAGTTCCAGATTGATTGGTCACACCAACGGTGGGGTTAATCGTAACGCTAATAGTTGCACCAATTATGTTGGTGTACATTGGGTTACCAGAACTTCCAATTGGAGTTCCCGTACTATCTACTAGATTTGCATATAGCCAAGTACTTCCACTTGGTCCAAAAACAGAAACACTGTCATTAAGTCTACTTAAATATCTTCCACCAGTAACTTCTACTCTGCAGCTAGGTGCAGTTTGTACATATACAGGAGATGCTGTTAGACCTGATACAACTACGCTTCCCCCTACTGTAACAGCCTGTCCACCTACAGTTCCTACAATTGATATTGGGCCAGAAAAGCCAGAAATTGTTGCTGTTAGGCCAGTTGCAACGGTTACAGGGAAAGGATTGCTGGAAGTAACTGGAGTAAACGCACCAGTAGCACCGAATCCCAATTTATAGTACTGTACATAGTATGAATAGCCACCAGAAATATTGGTAACAGGGTCTGCACCTACGGCAAAGGTGCCTCCGCTATTAATTACTACGTAATCTGATCCATAATAAGGTGATGGAAATGGCATATTTTTATCCTTTAAATTTCTTCTTCAAGAATATTTAGACTCTTTTATATATTGAATAGATTAAATTATATGCTATAATAGAATATGTACATAGATGAATCCGCAAAAGAACAATTTTCAAATAAAGTTATAAACAGAGTAAAAATAACACAAATGACATTTATGGATTGTGTGTTAGAAATTTCAGAAGAAATGGGTCTGGATCCCAGCGCAGCTGGAAAACTTCTAACAAAACCAATTGTCGAAAAAATTCAACAAGAAGCCAACAATCTTCATTTGCTCAAGAAGAAGAAATCCAAACGGCTTCCGCTTGACTAAATGAAACTGTGATACATAATACTAGAACTTATAGGCCAAGGTAGATCCTTGGGGAAAGAAGATACTATGTCAAACTTTGCAGATTTTAAGAAAAAGAGTAAGAACTCAGTCGCATCTCTAACCGAGCGTATGGATAAACTCACCTCCAAGGAGAGTTACAAGGACGAACGTCTTTGGAAACCCGGTATTGATAAGTCGGGCAATGGATACGCTGTAATCCGTTTCCTGCCTGAAATTGAAGGTGAAGATACTCCCTTCGTATCTGTGTATAGCCACGCATTTAAGGGTAAGGGTGGTTGGCTGTTTGAAAACTGCCCAACTACAATTGGTGAAAAGTGTCCAATTTGTCAGGGTAACACAGAACTTTGGAATAGTGGTATTGAAGATGACAAGAACATTGCACGGAATCGTAAGCGCAAGTTGACTTACTTTTCCAATATTCTCGTCATTGAAGATCCTGCCAATCCAGAGAATAAGGGAAAGGTTTTCCTTTACCAGTATGGCACAAAGATCTTCCAGAAGATCCAGAGCCTTGCTCATCCAGAGTATCAGGACGAGGTTGCTGTTGACCCATTCAACTTCTGGACTGGTGCAGACTTTAAGATCAAGATTCGTAATGTCGGAGGTTACGTAAATTATGATCGGTCAGAATTTGCATCTCCCGCTCCGCTTCTTGGTGGAGATGACAAGAAGCTAGAGGAACTTTGGAAGAAGCAGTATCCTCTGAAGCCATTTGTTGACAAAAGTCAGTTCAAGAGTTATACAGAACTCTCTGAACGTTACAAGAAGGCTGTTGGTGATGATATTCGTGCTCAGTTTACTGAAAGCAAGAGTATTGAGGATGATGTGGCTGACACCGTAGTGTCTGAAGACATTGAGGAAAAGGATCCTCTAAAGTACTTCTCCGAGATGGAGAACGATTGAGAAAAGCCCCCGCAAGGGGGCTTTTTTTATGCCCATCTGGGAAATTCTGAAAATCTTTCTCGTCTGGCTTCAAATATTAAATTAGTAGGTTCTGTCAAAGGACGTTCTTCAAATTTATCAACAGGTCTTGGATTTGGTAACCAAGAGTCTCTAGCATTATTTGCTAAAGAAGATAAAGATGACTGTATACCATCAACAGATGTTCTTAATTCTTTATATTGGGCTTCTGCATCAAATTTAATTTTTAAATCTACTGCGGTTTTTGAAACTTCAGCTTGAGCTGAATTTTTAATATCTGGTTGAGTAGCCGTATAAGAAATTGATTCTGGTAAAACGACATTTTGTTGTTCAGAAGAAACTTCTGCGGATTGTATGCTTGAAGGCATTAATGCTGCAGAAAAAGATTTTTGTTCTGCTGATACGTCTATTGATACTTCATTTTCATTCATAGATTCATTCCTCGTCCCATATCATAATGTGATGACATTTGTTCGTGTTTTTTCTGTTCTTGGTAATCTACTAATATCTTTACATAAATTTCTCGTTCCCACCAAATCATATCGTCCAAATCAAATAGACTCCAGTTAAAATTATTTATTAAGGTAAAATTTGTTGTAAAATAATCTTTTAAATCAAAAAACTTTACCGAAAGGTAAAAAAACGTAATAACCCATTGACCTCCTTGTCACCATCTTGTGTTTCTAATACAACATACAATTCTGGTTGGGTTTTCATAAATCCTTCAAACTTTGGCAAAACATTTAAAGGTAGATTATCTAAAATAGTTTTAATATCGTCTGGAACAAATTTATTAACATGAAAGACCTCTCCACCCACATTGACTTTTTTAATACAGGCCTTTAAAAAGTCTTCTTTATCTAATGTATCTAATTTTAATAAATCTTTTATAGTTGGAGTTTCTAACGTAATAAAAACACTATCTGTTAGTGTTATTGTATCTGATGATATTTCATTTCTATGTTTAATATCAGGTATATACACTTGAATTTTTTCTTGATTGTAAATCAAATTCAATTGTTCGTCTACACTTTTAGATCTTATTTGTAAAAACAAAAATTCAGCATCAGCCATGCAAAGATTCAGTATGTTTACATTTTCAGTATTATTTTTTAATAACTCAACTAATGATATTAATGCTAATTTTTTATTTTCTTCTTGCAGAATAACAGAAATGCTTTTTGCATCTTTTACTTTAAAAGGTCTAAAAATAACTTTTTGTTTAGAAAAAGGTAAAGTAGTTTCATAAGTAGGTAGCAGGCTTTTTAAAGAACTCATCAAATCCATAAATTAGACTCCTTGATAAAAATTAAAATCTCTAAACATCATAAGAACTGTATATGTTGAATAGTCATTAGACTTCAACATATTTAATTCAATTGGCAAACATTCAACAGGATATACTTCAAAAAAATTATATGAAACATTTGGATTTCCATTTGGATCCAATAATGAAATCTTCATTTGTGTTTGCGCAATAATATCGTCATAAAATTGAACTTGATATGGAAAACGTGTAGGGTTCCTAGCATTATTAGTTGATGCTGCTTTTGGTGATTGTCTACCACCTGAATATATTAAATTAAACCATGAATTGAAAAACAGTGTAATAAAATTATCATTGGTTACTGGAAAAGTTAAAAGTATACCTTGAGGAAACTTTTGAGATCTTGGAATTGTTCTACCGGGACCATAGCCAGCCAAACCATCTGCAACACCATCTATAGCTCTGGCACCTATTGTTATTGCTAATGGATTTAAATCATTGTTGGATACTTTGGGCAGTGTTCCGGGTAAGTTAGAAAAAGATAATGTAAATCTATTGGATCTTTGAAGACCATTGTGTCGATCAAAAAAGTCTTTTATTGATAAAATTGAATTGTTATTTGGAGTTGGCATTAGAAAATAAATCTTTTTCTGTTAAAATTTTAAAAACAAAACTATTATTGTTGCAATAGTTTTTAGCAGCATTCCATTTGGCATTGTTTATGATCCAAGTTACCTTTTCTTTTTTTGAAGCATTTTCTTTTAAAAAAGTTTGTTTTTTTGGTTTGACCTCAACCATCCATGTATGCACTCCATCGGAGTTCTTAAATTGTATTAAAAAATCTGGATAGTAGTTGTGCATTTTTTTATCAATTGGACTGACATAAGGTATGGCTATTTCTTCAGAAGACCATTTAATTATATTGGGGTGTTCATCACAAAAATTGCATACATTACGTTCCCACAAGGATCTGCATACAATTTTAGATGAATCCCCAGCATATTTTTTAGGATTCTTTGGGTTAAATATTGTCCTGTATGCCATAATAATATTTAGAGAAATTATCTAAATATTCATATATGGCCCGCAATCAATTTCAATATCCTTATGGGTTTGCTGCAAAAGAACAACCGCTGTGGATGCAGTTTTATAGTGCTGAGTATTCTTTAAAAAACTTTGAACGTACCCGTGTAGGGGTTATTAATAGAGCATTTGCAAGAATAAGTTTACCAATGCCAAAAGAACCAGGATATTTGGCAGCACACGAATTTGGTGAAAGTAATAATAATCCGGTAGGACCAATGATTTCTAGGGCAGGAATTGCAAATGCTGGCAGTGGTGGTGCGTTAAGCATATTAAAACGAGCAATGCAACCAGCTACATTCTACTGGGAAAGAATGTTTGCTACCTCTACCTATAGAAGATTTAGTAATATAGCAGAAATGAGCATGGTCTCAGAAGCAAGAAAAAAATACTTTTTTCAATATGCTTTAATACCAAAAAATAAAGAAGAATCAATACAAATTGAAAATATTGTAGGTACTTTTAGAAAGTGTTCATATCCAGCAGTAGCTACTGGATTGCCCGAAAGAAGTTATCCACAAAATTTATGGGCATTACAGGTAACCAGTGGTAATCAAGCTGCTTTAGGAACTGGACAACGCGGTGGCGGCGAAGCAAATCTTACTGCAAACTGGCTTGGTGAACCTCTTGTTTGTGTACTAGAAACAGTTAAAGTTCAAAAAAATGATGAAAGCGATCCTGTTATTAGGTATTTGCCAAATGGGGCTTCATCTATTACTTTGCTGGGATTAGTTTTTAGTGAATTTGAAACAGGAACATATGATCCTTCATATGGTGGTGTTCTTTCTAAATCTGAAATCTCTACAAAGTATATGAGATAAATTTAATGAAATTTTTTAATAATCTTCCAAAAACGGTATTTACCAGTAGTATAGGTGATTTTAAAATCTCCGATTTTTTTACTTATTTGGATGTAGAGCATGCAACGATAGAAGAAGGTACAGTTACAATAGATAATAAAACAACTTTATTAGAAGCAGCCTATAACGTATACACTGATTCAGATAGCTTCTGGGCTATTGTTGCAGCAAATAATGTTATCAATCCATTCTTTTTATTGGAAGAAAATGCTGTTTTATATATAAAAAATAATGAAGAAAAAATTAATATGACTTTATTTCCTACAGCTGGAGTCACATCAGGTGGCGTGGCTTTTCCTGTTGGCAGTATTGTGCTTCCGTACATAGGAAATACCGGAGCATCATATAATTATGGCTCTACTGGTAATTTTCAATTAAATGGACCATTTGCCCTTATTGAAGAAACCTCTTTTTATGATGGCAGTATGACTATTGGACCTCAGCGTGGTGGTACTGGTCCTTTTATTAGAGTAAATACAACACAAGACCATGTTGCAGTAATCCAATTAAATTCTGATGGATCTTATTCATCAGCCGGAAATTATTATACAGCCAATAAAACAAGTTATTTGGATAAAATTTTATCAATTTCAACACCACAAGATGCTAAAATAATTTATAGACAACCCGCATCATCGAATTCAACAATTGATGATGAACTTCCTGCTTCAGAATCAGAAGCACCAGCTCCTGGACCAGCTACTCCAACTTTATTGGTGGGTGAAACTTCAGTATCCGTGAAACAGTATATTGATACTGTATCCAAAACCGTACAAGCATATGTTCCAAGCCAATTAGGTCTGGTTCAGAGCTCTTTTATAACAACTAAGTATAAGTGATATGGCAAATACACAGTCCAGATTTAATCCAGCGTATTCTACAATAAAATCAATTTATTTAGGCGATCTTGATATTTTAAGACAAAATCAAGAATGCCAATTTGAAAGATTAGAAATAGTCGAAAATATCAATGATGTTCTTCCATCTGGAGCATTATTGGTAAAAGACAAACAAGATATTGCGAGCGCAATTGAATTAAATGCTGTCACAACTTTAACTATTGAATTTTTTAATGGGGATAAATGGGAATGTGATATTACCAGCGTTTCATATAGTAATAACGCAGCATCTGATACTGAAGAAACTTTATTAGTAATAAATTTTACAAATCATTATTACAGATATTTTTCTACCAATTCTTTGAATAAGTTATTGGGATATAAAAGCCCACAAGTTTATACTGTGGATGAATTTGTAGCTCAAATGGTACATACATTTGGTGCTGATGAAGGATATCGTGATTCGGCATCCAATTATTTCTTATACAGACCATTTATACCTTTTAATAATAGAGAAGAAGCACTGCCAGATAATGCAATTGAAATGATGAATTATTTGTCAACCATGGCAGTTGATCAAAACAAAAATCCTAATTTTTTCTTTTGGACTTCTATGAATGGGGCATTTAATTTTAAATCTTTTTCAAGAGATATGGTAGGTGCAGAAGATGAAGAACCAGTAAATGTTGCTGTTTATAATGGTGATGCGGTTGAAGAAAGATTATCGGATGGAAAACAGTACCGCAAGGCATATTTCTTGGCCACAAATCCTGCGTATCAATGGATATCTAAGAATTATTACTACATTAGAAAAACTCCAAAATACTTAGATACAAATAATCTAACAGTTGATCCAGGATTAACTGGTGATGCTAAGAGTGATGCTATTAATGCTGTACAAAATAATGCTTTAAAAAATTTAACTTTTCAATTTCAAGATGATGGTCAAAAATATAATATTGATGTAGTTAGTGTTGCTGGAAGAGCAACTGAAGCTCCTTCTGGTGGTGATTTAATTTATCCTGAAAATTCTTGGGGATATTATGATGGGGGCACACCAACTAATGACAGATCCATTACAAATATGTTGGGAAATCAATATGGTATGGAATCGTCATACGGTGCATTGAATTTAATGGGTGATAAAGGCTACATGGCATTTTTGGATAGTCCTGATATGTGGAAAAATATGTTTGATTTGACACCAATTCATCCAAATTATCCTAATGAAAATGATACAGATGCAACTAGTGCTACATCTATTATTCCTGGTGAAAGTACGAATTTACAAAAAGTAATGGATATTAGATATAATACCTTTAAAGCTTTGACAAATGGAAACTGTGGATCTAGTGAATTTGCTGGACCAACTGGTCCTACTGGCGGATCTAAAATACAAAATACCATAGAACAATTAAGAAAAATAGAACAACAAAACTTTGTTATTCACTCTTTATGTTGTATGGGTAAAAGAGGAGAAAATTGTTTCTTTGCTGTATTACAGCGATATGAGCCAGATACTGCTTATTATGGTGCTACTGGTACAGGTGGCACTGGTGGCAATTTCCAACCACAAACAGAAACAACGCCAGAACTACCAAGTGGTGCAAAATTTTATAGGTATAAATGGAACAAGATATTGTTTTCTTCTGGAATATCAGGAGCATGTGGTTCAGCGTCTGGAGCAGGTGGATCTGGTAATACGTATTATCCGCATTTGTTGGAACAATGGTCATTAGATCCTTCAGAAAAATCAAATGATAGTCAAGATGCAACATGGGCGATAAATTTAAATGAAAGAGGCTTAACTGGAGCATATTTGCCACCGGGTTGGTCAAATACATCAGCCGCATCTGGATTTGGATACAGACCAATTGGCGCACCAGCTACAGCTACATTTGAAGAATCTGCAAATATAATGCATGTTGCAAGAGTATGCATTGAACAGATAGATCCCAATAATAGTGTTACATATTTCTGGGCCGAAAATGTTGTAGACGGAACTTGTTAAAGGATATTCAATGGCAAAACAGATTATTACATATGGTACTAACTATTCACAAGAAACTTTTTATCCTGTAGCAAATAAAGATGCATATGAATGTGCAAATGCAGCAATAACAAGAGGAGCAACAGGAATTCCCTCCTCGTTGCAAGAGTGTTTTGATAGATTTCCTGGAGTTTTAGAAATTGCAGAAGCTATTGGTTTTTATACAGCAACTAAAGGCTCATGTGGAAGTACACAAAATTTTGTTGGTGGAGGTGGATGTGGAGGGTCTGGTTCAAATTATACTCTTTGGACTGGGCCTTCAACTGTTCCTTCTTTAAATACAACGCAGCCCATTGATCTTTATTTTGATGTTGTTAATGAGGAATGCAATCAAATTAATACAAAATTAGGACTTGATTGGATGGGATGTTTATGGGCAACTCCTTCTGCCCCATATAGTTGCCTGTGCCCAGATATTAAGCCAAATTATGAAGCTTATATAAAACTAAGATTAAATGTTGCATCTTTTTGGAATACTCCAGTTGAAACTCCAGTAAAACGAGCAGAATTTCTAGATGCAATTAAATATGGAAGAAAAGTGGACGTGACAATTGCCGGTGATTTTACATTAAAAGTTGGTCAACTTGCCAATCTTCGTATAAATGGTATAAGTGGATTTCCTTACTCATCAACAAATTCTGTTTTAAATACAACATATTATGTTACGGGCATTAAACACGTAATTACAAATTCTGGAACACACGAAACAGCACTGTCACTTACGCAAATAGCACCATTAGATAGTAGTGGTAAAGCAGCAGGTGTTCGATATTATTCATGATATAAATATTATTATGGCGCTCAAAGATTTTTCAATATTATTAGAAAAAGTTAATTCCAAATCTTCTAAAAAAGATATTGGTATGGTGAGCGGATTTAATGCTTATTCTCAATATATTGAAAATGTTCTCAAAACACAAAAAGGTGAACTTGTTTCAAATATGAATTTGGGATCAGATTATTTTAGTTATATATTTTCTGGCCAAGCCCAAGTGGGTCCATTGGAATCTGGTTTAGCAGCGTACATAGAATCTGCTATCCCAGTAATGAATGATGTTAAAGTCAGATTGGACTATGCATCTGATACAGTATTTCAATTTTTTATAACTTATTCATTAAATAATGGAATTAATGGGCAGTCAAATTCTAGCACAACGATAGAGGTAGAACTATAATGACATACCAGTTAAAAAATCTTAATGTTGCATCATTAGATTTTAGTGATATTAGAGCCTCTTTGATTAAATTTTTTAAACAGCAACCTGATTTAGCTGACATTGATTTTGAAAATAATGCCAGTGCTGCAAACATGTTGATTAATATTTTGGCTACTGCCACGGCTTATAATGGCATATATGCACAATTTGGATATGTGAATTCATTTGCAACAACTACTACTTTAATGCAAAGCATACTGGGGATTGCAGCTAATAGTTCTGTATTGATTGCTCCAGTACAAGGAGCTTCTACCAATAGAACTGTTACTGCAATTGGTGCAACTCTTGAAGATTATGCTACTTTTCTAGCAACAACTACAACAGCAGCACAGACATATTTCTTTAATATAGATTCTGTTTTACCAAGTCAAAGTAAATCTATTAATCTTTATTCTGGAAAAAGTGTAACAAGTTATACCAATTATGATTATGCAACCCAATCATGCGAGTTACCTTATACAGTAGATCCCCGAACCATTAGTTTTTATGAAACTGTTACTGGTACTGGAGTAATAACTAAATGGACAAGAGTTGACAAAGGAACAACTTCTACAACAGATAACAATCAAACATTTACCGTTATTAACGGTCCACAGGGCTATATTGTAACAAATAATTTTATTACTGCTAAAGAAATACCTACTACAAGTACTGTTCTAGTTCGTGCAGTTGTATCCAATGGTGCAGCAGCAAATAATGCTACAATTACTGCTAGATCAGATGCAGCATTTGTAGCTACGACTGTACCTGCTGGAGGTTATGATGAAATATCAGTCACTGAAGCCAGAAGTAGATTGTTATTTAAAGCCACAGGTCAAGATAGATGTGTTACATTAAATGATTATGTTAATGCGATTGTGGGCTCAAGTATTTCTGGAACATCGGATTCATCATTGGTAACAGTTCAAAATGATTGTTGTATACCGGGTAGAGTAAAAGTTTATGTTACTGGATTATCATCAACTAATCAAACAACATTGATGGCTTATTTGGGAGCAAGATCTGTTGCAGGAATAAATTTGGTATACGAACAATGATTGTTTTATATAATAATCAAAAAATTCAATTACAAACAAAAGCACAATTAGCTGCTGAAAGCTGTTTTACAGTGCTGGGTAGTGATTTTCATGATATAATCACAAAACCATGGTTTGGAGATATGCTTACTGTAGAATCTTTATTTCCAGAATGGATTTTAAAATCATATGAAAATGATACTACTAGTTCTGTAACCATAGTTCCAATTATTAAAAATTATTTAAGATGGCTTTTTAGCCAAGATTATGGATATGGTGCACAGCTTAACTGGGAAAATATAAGAGTTCCTTTGTATATGCACTCTATATTTTTAGAAGCTTTATTTGATTTTTATTTTCCAAATGCTAATTTATCTTCATCTCAATTAAGTTCTATTTTACCAAATTTAAGAACATTTGCTGTAAAAGCAGATGAAAATTATTTTAATATCAAAGGAACTCCTCCAGCTATAAAATATTTGATTTGCGCTTTACTTGGGTTTGGTATTACGGAAGTATATGTTACTACAACCACATATTCAAATATACAAATAGCTGTAACAAGTTCCAAGTATAATACTTTACAAAATTATAAAACATTCTTGGAGCAACACGTAATACCAGCAGGGATTGTAATAGATTATAAGGTGATATAATTTATGTTTAATAAGATGATAATGTTTGCTGCATCGTTGGCGTCAAGAGGCTTGGGAAACAAAAAAACTGACTTACAAACAAAACAACTCAGAGTTTTGTCTTGTTTTGGTGGTTTGGAAGTCAATACACCCTGTCCTTATTTAAAAGAAAGCTCAGTTGAACCACAAAAATATTTTTGTAATAAATGTGGATGTGGTGACAAAAAACATACTTGGCTGATGCAAAATAATGAAGAATATTCAAAATTAGATTATCCGATATTAAATTGTCCACTTAAAATGCCAGGATTTAGTAATTATGATCCAAATTATAAGCCAGCCGAAATAAGAGATAGAAAAGAACAAATAGAACAAATAGATCCTGAAAACTTACAATATATTCAAGTTACACTGGGAGCAAGTGAAGAAAAAGAGAGAATTATAGATCAAGTAAATAAAATAATAGAGAATACATAAATATTTGTATGGCTATAACCACCCGACAGGATTTTATCAATTATGCATTTAGAAAACTGGGTGCCCCAGTAATTCAAATAAACATAGATCCTCAACAAGCTGAAGATCGTTTAGATGAATCTTTGGAATATATGCACGAACGTCATTTTGACTTTAATCAACGTGCACAGTTTGTTGTACCAATTACACAAGATAATATAACTGGCAAATATTTTGATGTAACAAAATTTGGTTATGCTGTTGGTGCTCAAGGTGTAACTTCAAGTGAAAGTGGAAGTACTGCATACTGGCCAGCTGCCTCGGACATTCGAACCATTAGTCAAGTTTACAGCCCAAATAGTACGGTTGGAGATTATATGTTTGATTTGAGATATCAAATGACATTATTTGATTTCTTTGGTTTATACTTTAACCAAGGTGGCCTATCACAGGGACCAATGGCCTCATACATGGAAAGTATGCAATACCTTAGCTTAATAAATGATGTGTTTAATTATCCTGTATCATTTACATATACAAAAACAACAAATAGATTATTTTTAGAAGTAAAAGATTCTAGAATGAATCATATAAATTTTCTCATGGTTGAAGCGTATGTTCAAGTTAATCCAGATTATTATATAAAAGCATGGGATGATCGTATTTTCCAAAGGCACTACGCAGCATTACTTAAAAAACAATGGGCACAAAACTTAATAAAGTTCACAGGAATGCCATTGCCCGGTGGTGCCTCACTAAATGCTGCAGCTATAATGCAAGATGCTGTAAAAGAATTAGAAGTAATAGAACAAATGCTGTTGAAGACTCAAGAGCTTCCAGTTGATCCAATGATCGGATAATATGGCAACAAATCCATACATCAATACCACTTCTGTCATAACAGAACAACGTTTAATCGAAGATTTGACGGTAGAATTAATTCAAGGAGTGGGTCAGGATTGTTTTTATGTTCCTAGAAAATATTTTAACATTGATAAAATATTTGGTGAAGACCCATCTTCTTCTTTTGAAAAGATTTATACAATAGAAATGTACATACAGTCATATAAAGGATTTGATGGTACTGATGTTATTACTCAATTTGGATTAGAAATTAAAGACAAAATTTCTTTATTAATGGCTAGACGCAGATTTAGAGATGAAGTTACAGCTATCGATAAAACCATAACAAGACCCAGAGAAGGCGATTTAATTTATTTTCCTTTATCCAAATCATTATTTGAAATTAATTTTGTTGAGCATGAAAATCCTCTTTATCCTTTAGGTAAGCTTTATTCTTATCAGATAACTGCAGAACTCTTCACATATAGCTATGAAAAGATTCAAACTTTGAATAGTGATATCAATTCTCCATACACATCAACTACAGCAGGGTTATCTGGATCGGTAATTATACCAATTGCAAATAATCTAGGCACAACATTTGGAGTTAATGATGAATTGCGAACAGAAGGCAATTCATATGGATTTAATCCCAATGATCCATTTAATGAAGCTGGTTGCACAGGAGGTTCATAAAAATGTTTGGTTATTTTTACAATGAAAATTTAAGAAAACTAGTGGTTGGTTTTGGATCATTATTCAGCAATATAGAAGTTGCTCATATTGATCCAGATACATCAGTTGCACAGAATATACGAGTTCCCATTCATTATGCACCTCAAGAAAAATTTATTCAAAGATTGTTGCAACCTTCTTCTATTACACCTGGAACTCGTATTGAGACGCAACTTCCTATTATAAGTTTTTCAATGAATAGTATTGTGTCGGATGCTTCAAGAAGATTGGGTAGAAAAGTACAACCTAGTAATATTGGATCTCCATCATGTGGTCCAGTAGGAAGTGCTATATCAAGCCAAATACCAGTAAATGTATCTTTTAATCTATATGTTTACACAAGACATACAGATGATATGCTGCAAATTATAGAACAAATAATGCCATTCTTTGTTCCCGAACATATAATCACTTTAAATATGAATGAGGCACAGACAAATTTACAAATACCAATTATAATGGTAAGTAATAATTTGACTGAAAAATACGAAGGTGATTTATCAAGCCGTAGACTTAATATAGCCTCATTTCAGTTTTTAGCCAAATCGTGGATATTTGGTGAAATTAAATCTGTCACAGGAATTACATCATCAAATATTGTAATAATAGATTGAGTATATGAATAAAAATTTATCAAAGTTATTTAATTTAAATGAAGTTGCAGAAACACCAAAAGATAAAGTAATTTCTGGTGGAACATTTGACTCTTCTTCTTTTCAAAAAGATTATGCGACCGTACAATCAAATCTAAAAGATTTGATTGGTAATGGTAATTTAGCACTTGAAGCTGCATTAAAAGTTGCCACGGAATCGGATTCACCGAGAGCATTTGAAGTGGTAGCCATTTTATTAAAAACCATGGCCGATCTTAACAACAACGTTTTGGATGTGCACAAAAAAGCAAAAGATACAACTTCATCTACTACGACAAAAGTTACGCAAACAAACAATTCTGTTTTTGTTGGTTCAACCAAAGATCTGCAGAATCTATTAAATAAAGATAGAAGTACTGATAAGGTGATTGAAGCAGAGGTAATTGATAGTGAGTCAAAACAACAATAATCAAGGGTACAGAAACAACCCAAAGCTAAAACCTCCTGGCGTTGAAATACCTTACACAAAAGAACAACTGGAAGAATATGTTAAATGTGCAAATGATCCAGTATATTTTTGCAGTAAATATGTAAAAGTAAAAACGCTAGACAAAGGCGTTATGCCTTTCAAGTTATATGATTATCAAGAAAAATTTGTAAGAGAAATACACAAAAATAGATTTGTTATTTCTAAATGGCCTCGCCAATCGGGTAAATCTACATCAGTAATTGGTTATATTTGTCATTATGTTACATTTAACCAAAGTGTTAACGTAGCTATTCTGGCAAATAAGTTAAAAACCGCTAAAGACGAATTATTTGCCAAACTTCAGCTGGCTTATGAAAATCTTCCACAATTTCTTCAACAAGGAGTGGTAGAATGGAATAAGACAAGCTTTAAATTGGAAAATGGATCTAGAGTCGTATGTGACGCAACATCGTCTTCAGCAATCCGTGGTGGTTCTTATAACTTACTTTTGTTGGACGAATACGCGTTCTTGCCATCACATATTGCAGAAGAATTCTATTCATCTACTTATCCAACTATTTCAGCAGGTTTAACTACAAAACTTATTATTGTTTCAACCCCAAATGGAATGAATCATTTTCATAAACTTTGGGTGGATGCAAACAGACAAGAAGGCCATAAATTAAAAAATAGATTTGTCCCAGTAGAAGTAAGCTGGAGAGATGTTCCAATTACTCCCGGTGGTCCTAAAAGAGATGATGTGTGGGCTGAAGAACAGATAGCCAACACAAGCCCGGAACAATTTGAACAAGAATATGGATGTAGCTTTTTGGGCTCTTCTAATACTCTTATTTCTTCTACCAAATTAAATGTATTGGCACCAGAAGAACCAATATCTGAAAATGCCGAAGGGCATAGAGTATACGAAACACCACAACAAGACAAAACTTATTTTTTGCAAGCAGATGTCTCCAGAGGACAGGGATCGGACTATTCAGCATTTACAGTAATTGAAGGTTCCAGTACCCCATACAAGGTTGTGTGCAGTTACAGAAACAATACTATAAGTCCTTTTAATTTTCCAACAGTTATACAAAATGTTGCTAAAGCTTATAACAACGCTTATGTTTTAATAGAAACTAATGATCTTGGTGGTCAAGTTTCTAATATTCTTCATTCTGATCTAGAATATGAAAATGTATTGATGACTAAAATTATAGGAAGAAAAGGTCAAGTTTTATCTCAAGGATTCGGTGGTGTTGGAAAAAATGAAATGGGTTTGAGAACAACAGCACAAACTAAAAAAATAGGATGTGCTATATTAAAACGTCTAGTAGAAGAAAATAAACTTTTATTAAATGATGATAGAATTATAACAGAAATGATGTCATTTGTTTCTAAATCAAATACATATAAGGCCGAAGATGGTCAAAATGATGATTTAGTTATGACTTTGGTATTTTTTGCTTGGTTAACCCGACAAGAATACTTTGCAGATCTTATAGAACAATCAAAATTTAACTATGAAGAAGCTATAAAACCAGAAGATGATAATGTTTTATTTGCTCCAAATCAAAATAATGGTGAAGATGATGGTGAGTTTGTAGAAAATGGTGTTGTTTGGTATCCTTCATAAGAATGCTAAATATTTTGACAGAAAAAGGAAATTAAATGCCATCACTCAGCTCCTTTATAAGCTCTAACCAATATTCGACAGAAAGTACCACCAATACCCTGTTAGCCGGTATGATTACCGGAAATACATATAACAGCGGTTTGACATTTAATGGTCTTTCAGGCGCTGCAGGCAATGATCCTGGTGGCTTATTTGGATGGTTAATATACTCTCGTTCCAGAACATGGGGATCTACAGGATCTACCGTTCCCGCTAAAGGCACTACTTTAGACAAATATATTGTTTATACCACACCACAAGATTTTATTGGAGATTTAAATTCATTGGGTGGAGTCACAGCATGTCTGGTATCAGATCCCGGCGCAGGTGGAACATATGGATTTTTTCAAACTGCTGGAGTAGAAAACAACTCTGTTCGTCTAACACCATTGGCTGCTGGTAAAGATATGTTGTTTGCCATAAATTATATGGCTTATGGTGGTTCTTTGATTTTGTCTGGATCTGCAGCTGGATTGGATCAATATATTATAGATTCGCAAAATTATTTTGATATAGTAATTGGCCAACAAGCGGGAACCACATTATGTCAATGGTTAATAGACCAACCATATACTGTAGGTATATTCCCAAGCATTGCCGATAGTTCTGGAATTACTGGAGCTGGTTATACTATGGCAAACTACGCAACTTTATTCGGGTCATCTGCTTACGTCACTGGAACACAAGTTGCTAATAGAATATTTAATGTTTGTGGTTTAAAAACTGTAACAGATTTAGATACAACTTCATTATTAAGCACCAGTAAGATTACATATACTTTGCCAGCAGTGTCTGATGTAGGTGGATTCTTTACCAGAGCTTTAAATCGAAATGAACAGTATTTAACTGTAGCCGGTATAGATAGAGCAACTGTATTAAATGGAAATGTATCAAATTCGATTGATTGGTTTGATAATTTAAAAACAGTTTTAAGAAATAATAGAGTCAATTTCTTTGTAAACTTTAATCCTAAATTTTTAGGATCGGATGTTGTTGGAGCCACAGCAAATTCTTCTGGTGTAGTATCATCTGATGAAAGAATAGGCCCATCAAGACTTCGTTCAGCTTTGTCAGAAGCTATTAATGCCATTGCATTGAAATACCTATTTGATGTAAATAATGCATCTACCCGCGCACAAATTACTTCTGAAATAGATAATGCAATAGATCCATTTACTCCATATATTGACAATACTAAAACTCAAATTATATGTGATGCATCTAACAATACAGATAACTCTTCATCATTGACGATTCAAGTAATAATTAAACCAATTCTCAGTATTGATAGCTTTATACTTAATATAACCCTAACACAATAATGCCATCAAAAAATTCAATAATTAATTTTAAAGATGGTTTTAACGGTGGAACCCGTGCCAATAGGTTCGTGGTTATGCCAAAATGGCCAAATGGAATTAGTATTGATAAAAATGATGCAGCATTTAAAATAGTATCTGCATCATTGCCAGCTACTCAAATTAATACTATTTCTGTTCCATATCGTGGAAGAATGGTCACATATGCTGGTGATAGAATTTATAGTACTTGGGCTATAGGTATTTACGACGATAATAATACTAAAAATATTTGGAAAGCATTACATACTTGGTCGGAACAAATGGACGGCCATTATACCCATAAAGTTGTTAGAAATGATTATTCCTATAAAACTCTTCAAACAACTTGGCAAATAAAACAATTGGATTTAAACGGAAATCCTATAAAAACAATTACTTTGTATAAATGCTGGCCATCAGTTGTTGGTGAAATTAATCTTAACATGGGTGAAGTTGGCTTCGTTGGTTTTAGTGCAACACTTACTTTTGATTATCTAAAAATTCAAGACAACTACAATAGCTAAACTATGCTCATAGATTTTAAAACAAATTTCTTTGGAGGATCAAGATCTAACCGATTTAAAATAATTGGTAGTTTTCCCACAGGTGGAAAATTTACAGACTTCCATGTAAGAGCAGCTACTGTACCTAATGCAGCTTCTAAGACTATAAGCTATGATTATTTTGGTAGAAAATTTCATTATCCCGGTGAAAAAGATTATGGTACGTGGTCTTTTACTGCATGGGACGATACTGGATCAAATAATCTTTGGGGAAGAATTCAAAAGTGGCAAAATCTTATAAATGATCACGATACGAATAAATCTACACTACCAAAAAAATATAAAGCGGATAATTGGAAAATTCAACATTTAAATTTAAATGGTGAAGATGGACCAAATTCTGTTTTAAAAGAATATAAATTGCATGGCTGTTGGCCTGCAGGAATTCAACCAATAAATCTAAACATGGGTAATCCAAACACGTTAAATAGTTTTAACGTTATCATTGTTTTTGATTATATTGAGATAACTAATGTTACAAGAAGAAACTAAGGTGAAATATGGAAATTGATATATTTGGATTTCAGTTTGGAAAAAAACAGCCAACAAAGGCTGATGCCCGAGAGCAAGCAATACAGGCATTTGCTGCTCCAGAGATGTTTGATGGTACTGTAACTGTTGAAGCTGGTGGATTTTTTGGAACTGCTCTTGATTACGCTGCAACAATGCGTGACGAACAGCAATCTGTAATTCAGTATCGTAATATGTCGGTATATCCAGAACTAGATAATGCTATTGATGAAATTGTAAATGCCGCAATTGTTCCAGGTACTGATCATAAGCCAGTAAAATTAGATTTATCAAACTGCAATATTTCAGAAAATATTAAAACAAAAATATACAAAGAATTTGAAACAATTCTTCATCTATTAGATTTTAATCACAGATCGTATGAAACTTTCCGTCGTTGGTATATTGATTCCAAGATCTATTATAATCTTGTAATTGATAAAGATTTGCCAATGGAAGGCATTCAGGAAATTATTCCAATTGATCCATTAAAGATTAAAAAAATCCGTAAGCTCAAAAAAGAAATGGATAAGGGGACAAACGGAACTCCTGTTCAGTTAGTCAAAGATATTGAAGAATTTTATGTGTATACAAATACAGATAAAGAATCTTATATCATGACCGGACCACAAGGTCTTCATCTATCTTTGGATAGCGTTGTTTATGTTCCATCTGGATTGGTAGATCTAAACAGCAAGCGAGTTTTGGGTTATTTGCATAAAGCAATCAGACCACTAAACATGTTGCGTCAAATGGAAGATGCATTGCTTGTTTATAGAATTGCTCGTGCCCCAGAAAGAAGAGTATTTTACGTAGACGTTGGTCAGCTTCCAAAACAAAAAGCCGAACAATATATGCGTGATATGATGAGCCGTTTCCGCACTCGGTTAATTTATAACCAAGATACTGGTGAAATCAGAGATGAGCGCAAATTCATGTCTGTTCTGGAAGACTATTGGTTGCCTCGCCGTGAAGGATCACGTGGTACAGAGATCACTACCTTGCCGGGAGCACAATCACTCTCTCAAATTGAAGATGCTGAATATTTCAAAAAGAAACTTTACGGTGCACTTAATGTACCGCTAAGCCGCTTGACTCCAGAAAGCAATGGTTTTAACATGGGTAGATCTACCGAGATCACACGTGAAGAGATTAAGTTTTATAAGTTTATAGATAGATTGAGATTCCAGTTCTCCAAGTTATTCTTGGATACGCTCAGAGTTCAGTTGCTTCTTAAAGGAGTAATGACCGATGAGGACTGGAGACAACTTAAAACAGATATCAAAGTAGTTTTCAATACGGACAATTATTTCTGGGATCTCAAAGAAGCAGAAATTCTTTCAGAGCGTGTAAAGATGCTTTCTTTTGTTGAGCCATACATTGGTAAGTATTTCTCTACAGATTATGTAAAAACACATATCTTAAAATATTTGCCTGAAGATCTGATTGAACTAGAAAAACAAATGCAGATTGACAGACAGCGAATAGCACAGGAGCAGGCAGCAATGGCTGCACAGCAAGCAGCACAAGCCCAAGAAAGCCAGCCTCAGTAATATGAAAAATATCACCACTACATTATTGAAAAACAGCATCGAAGGATTGCTATCCAAAAATGAGAAATTTTTTAAACAAAATTTAACTCAAGCTTTGGCAATAAAACTTCATGAGAGCTTTTTACAAGTCAAAAATAATGTATCTAAAAAGTTATTATATACTGAAGAACAAACGCTTGATTCTGTTGAATTAAAAGAATTTATTGATTTTACAGAAAATTTTAATCCAGGAATACATAAATTTAAAAATGGTTTTAGTATAAATATCTCAGAGTCTGATGTAGTTTTGTTAAAAAAACTTTTTGAATCTTTGAGTCCTGAAAATAGACAAAAAATGGTATCAGAGATTTTAACAAATGAAGAAGCTTTAAAACAACATCTAACATTTTCACAGAAAGTAAAAAATTTAATATGAAAAACAACATCCGCCAAATGATCAAAAGTGTAGTACAAGAAAACGCCGTATCCTTTAAAAATGAAACCTCAAAGGTTCTTTATAACAAGGTAGGGCAACGTCTACAAGAACAGTACAAAACTGTTGCCAAAACCATTTTAGGCAAGAAAGAACAAGAATGAAGCTAATCACGGAACTAACAGAAGACATTAAGTACATCAAAGAGAATGTAGGAAATGGTGAAAAGACCTACTTTATTGAAGGTGTCTTCATGCAATCTGGCGTAAAAAACCGCAATGGTCGCATTTATCCACAAGGTACTCTATTAAAAGAGTGCAAGCGTTATATCAATGAGTATGTTGATAAAGGTCGTGCATTAGGTGAATTGAATCATCCAACTGGCCCAACAGTCAATCTTGACCGAGTATCTCACATTGTCAAAGAACTCCATGAAGATGGTCAAAACATCTATGGTAAAGCTAAAGTTTTAGATACCCCAATGGGAAAGATTGTAAAAAATCTTATCGATGAGGGTGCGCAACTTGGTGTATCAACTCGTGGTATGGGTTCTCTAAAAGCTAAGAATGGTTATCAAGAAGTTCAAGAAGACTTTATGTTGGCCGCTATTGATATTGTTGCCGATCCATCTGCTCCAAATGCCTTTGTAAACGGTATCATGGAAGGCAGAGAATGGATGTTTGTAGAAGGATCATGGCAAGAAAGAGAAGCTGCCGAAGCAAGAAAACTTATTAAAACATCACCTTCCAGACTTCTTAATAGAAATATTGTCAACGTATTTGAAGAATATTTCCGTAAAATAAAATAATGTCTCACCTACCAGAACAAGCCAAGTTATATTTGGTTGAATCTTTAAATAATAAAATATTTGAAGAAAAAACCAAAGAAAAAACATTTAAATCAATTACTGGTTCTGACCCAGGAATGGGCGTTGGCACACCTGAACCAAAAGGCAAGAAAAAAGAACCAAATGTATTGTTTGGGGACACCGAAGATTTTAATGTTGCTGGAGTTTCACTAAGTCCAGAAGTTGTTGCAACTGGATTATATGGTGTAGGAAAAGCTGCTGATTATGCTGCCGATTTGCTTGATGCATCTGGGGCACAAAAACTTGGTGGTCTGGCAGCAAAAGCCATGAATGCATCCGGTGTTGGTAATATTCCTGTTCTTGGTGGTGTAGTAGGTGCAATTGGCTCAGGATTAGTTTCCGCTGTTCCCGGCGCAGCATCAACACTTTTGAGACAAGTTTCAGATATAAGTGGTGCTAATTGGTTTGATGCCAATATGAAGAAAATTGGTAGAAGTACCCAAGAATTGGCTGCACAAGGAGCAGGAAGTCCATGGACTGCTCTTGCAATACCCGGACAAGCAAAATCTGAACGAAAACCATATGACCCGAATAAAGAACAAGATGATGCCATAAAGCAAGCTAAGCGTGAAGATGAACTTCAACGTTTCTCCGAGAGAGACCAAGATAACGCTATAAGACAGGCCAGAAGACAAGAAGAGATTAAAGGTTTGAGATCTAAGGGTTATAAAATTCCATAACTATTAAAACTACTAAATAATTTACAAGGATTCCTTTTTATGAAAAACACACGCAAGAATAATATTACAGAAGAAAACGCAGCCATGGCTGGATATCCAATGTCCGCTGGTGGCTCAGACAGAGATATGTCGGGAAGAGGCTCCCAAATTGCATCACCCATTGTTGCTGGCATTCCTGCCGTCATGGCCGGAATTGGTAAGCCCGGAGTTCCCGCAACAATGTCTGCTTCAGCTGGAATGGCCGCTGCTCCCAAGCAATCTTCTTCTGATGAGTCTGAAGAAGAAACTGAAGAAGTAGAAGAAGGTGGCGAAGATGAACCCGTTGAAACCAACGAAGAATTAAAAGCAGAATTTCATGATGCTTTGATTTCTCTTCTTGGCGAAGACGTTTCCCCATCGCTCATCAATCAACTAGAAGCTATCTTTGAAGCAGCCGTTACTGAACGTGTTGAAACCAAAGTTGCTAAGATTCTAGAAAATGTTGATGGCAATGTAAAGAATTATCTTGATAATGTCACCGAATCTCTAGTTGAGAAGGTTGACGACTATCTAGATTATGTTGTCGAAGAATGGATGACTGACAATGCTGTTGCAGTTGAGCAAGGTGTCAAAACACAAATTGCAGAAAACTTCATCAGCGGTCTCAAGAACCTCTTTGAAAACCACTACATCGACGTTCCTGCCGAGAAGTACAATGTTCTTGATGAACTCTATGCTTCAAACCGCGAACTAGAAGCTAAGCTCAATGAAGCCGTTAAGTACAATATGAACCTCAAGAAAGAAGTTTCTTTGACAGAATGCGCAGGCATCTTTGTTGCTGAAACCAGAGAACTTGCAGATACACAAATTGTTAAGCTACAAAATCTAATGGAAAATGTAGCCTTTACCAGCCCCGAAGAATACCGCGAAAAGCTTGTTGCTATTCGTGAAAACTACCTAACTCGTTCTCGTCCAGTTTCCTCAAGAAACATTGAACCAGAACAAACTTTCGTTCCCGTCAAACAAACATCAACAAACCTCGTAGAAAACTACGCTGGTGCACTTGGTAGACTCAATAAAAAAGTCTAAACTTTCACTTTACTAAATAATTTTACTCAATTAGGAGATAATAACTACAATGAATTTTCAAGAAAACACACCATATGACATTCTCACAGAAAAGTGGGATCCTGTCTTAAGTCACGAAGCCCTTCCCGCAATCAAAGATGACTATCGCAAGAAAGTCACCGCAGTTCTTTTGGAAAACCAAGAACAAGCTCTTCGCCAACAACATCTTTATGAAGATATGGGTGGCAATGCTAACCTTGGTGGACCAGCCACTTCAACCGGATATAATACCGGTGCAGTATCTGGTTATGATCCCGTTCTAATCAGCCTCATTCGTCGTTCTATGCCAAACCTAATGGCATACGACATCTGCGGCGTTCAACCAATGACCGCTCCAACCGGCCTCATCTTTGCTATGCGTGCTAATTACCAATACGCTGGTTCTGGTAAGACCTATAGCCAATCGGGCTATGTTGAAGCCATGTTCCAAGAGCCACAAGCATCTTACGGTGGTTCAGGTTGGACTTTGGGATCAACCTTTGCCAGCTCTAAGGGTCTATCAGCTGGTTACAATTTTAATAATGGCGTTGTTCCTAGCGCTGCAGAACTTCAAAATCTTCGCGCTATGTTGACTTCCAATGGTGAAGGTATCGGCAACAATCCACTAAGTTTCTCTGCTGGTGGTACTGGTGGCTACACCAATCCACAATATGGTTCTTGGAACCAAATGGCATTCAGCATCGACCGCGTTGCTGTACAAGCCAAGACCCGTGCTCTAAGCAGCAACTATACCGTCGAACTTGCCCAAGATCTCAAGGCTGTTCACGGTCTAGATGCCGAAGCAGAGTTGGCCAATCTTCTCAGCACCGAAATTCTTGCCGAAATCAACCGTGAAATCGTCAAGACCATTTACTACGTTGCTAAGAGCGGTTCACAACAAACCGACCTCACATCCAAGGGAACCTATGATCTTGATGACGATTCAGATGGCCGTTGGTCTGCTGAACGTTTCCGTGGTCTAAGTTTCCAAATCGAACGCGAATGCAATGCAATCGCCAAGGAAACCCGCCGTGGTAAGGGCAACTTTATCATCTGCGATAGCGATACCGCAGCTGCCCTCGCCATGTCTGGATTCATGAGCCTAAGCCCCGCCATCTCACCACAAATCAATGCTGATGATACTCAAAGCACCTTTGCTGGTGTTCTAAGTGGTAAGATCAAGGTTTACATTGATCCATATAGCCCACTCGGTTATAACTTCTTCGTTGCTGGTTATAAGGGTGAATCGCCATATGATGCTGGATTGTTCTACTGCCCATACGTTCCGCTACAAATGGTACGTGCAGTTGATCCAAATACTTTCCAACCTCGTATTGCCTTCAAGACCCGTTATGGTGTAGTTGCTAACCCATATGTTCTCAATAGCAACAACGTCCCTGACGCTGATACCTTGACTGCCGGTCTCAACCAATACTACCGCTTGACCAGAGTTACCAACCTCCACGGTAACACCATCTAATTGATGGGGTCTTGAGAAAAGTAGGAAACCTTTCGAAGTCCTCCCCAGAAATGGGGAGGACTTATGTTTTGGGATAAATAATTTTATGAGCTGCAATTCAAACATCAATCCACTATACAACAGTTATTTTACTTTAGTCTTTGGAAGAGGTACAAAGCAATTTGAATTGAATTGCCAAAGAGTCAATCTTCCTGGATGTACAGTACCAGACACAGCACAACCTACAATTTTTGGAACAACAGTACCAGTTCCAACTATGCAATTTAACTATGAAACTTTAAATGTAGAATTTATAGTTGATTCAAGATTGGAAAACTGGAAGAGTTTATATTCGTGGATGCGTAATTTGGCAAATATTGAAAACGACGACCAAAATAATATAAAATATCAAGATTGGCACAGAAGTGCAAATTTAATGATATATGATCCAACCTCAACTTGTACAAATTTAACAGTTACTTTTAAATATATTGTTCCAACAAATTTAAGTGGAGTGATATTTCAAGCAGATAGCGCTGATGCCATTTTGCAAAAAGCAACTTGCAAATTTAAATTTTCATATTATACGTTAAATCCTGATGCCCCCGATGATTTGACAAATCAAGTTTAAAGATAATCTTTAGGATCATCTGACCAGCTCTCAGCTGATTTTGGGTCCCCTTCTGGATTAAAAGGTAGTTTTTTAATCTCAGGATTCATTGTACGGCGTTTCTTTGGCTTGGGTGGACTTGGAGCCTCTTCTTGTGGAGTGTCCATTATAGCCGATTCTGCTTCAGATTCTTCTATTTCCTCAATATCATCGTCTTCTATTAAGATTTCAGCAGCCTCAAAACTGTCAATCATGTCATTTACAAAATTTACAAAATCTTCATTTGTAAAAAGATCATTTAACATTTGAAGCCCGGCTTCATGACCAAATTTCATGTCATCTGGCATTGGAGCAATTGTTGTCTTGGAATCAGTCTGCATGGTCATGAAGAATACTTCATACATTTTTTCTAATTCTAATGCTGGAGAACCCATGTAGACTATGACATTTCGTGATAATGAAATTTCATAACCACGTATGTTTGAAAGATAGTTTGTAAGTTTTACGTATTCTATTAGTTCGCTTTTTTCATCACGAACTACATAGGTTTCAATACGAGCAGGTAATTTAATTGAAATTCTATCGGGGTATGCTTCATGTACCATACCAATTATTTCTTCACCTGAAGTAAGCTTAACAACTCGCAATACACCGCCAAAAGAATTCTCGGGAAGTGATTCGGACATATGTATGTCCTCCCTTCTCTATTATTTATCTTTTATGCTGTCCTTTAAAGACATGGAAAAGATCTTATGATCAAACTTTTCTTTTTTGTATATCTTTACGCGCTCTTCGAAGTGACGGAAGATATGATTCTTGTGTTTAAGCCAGCACAAGTCATCAACAATATCAAAAACTTTTAATGTTTTCTTCTTTGCAGATACTCTGAGACCCCGACCAATGCTCTGTAACAATCTAATTATAGACTTAGTAGGCGAGGCAAAAATAATATTGTCGATATTAACAATGTTGATACCAGCGCTAGTAGTACCATAACTCGCAACCAGTATAGCATCTCTTTCCGTATCAACGACTTTTCTAATATATTCTCTTGTGTCTGCTTCTGTTTTTCCAGAGATGAAATATATTGGTCTACCGCTTTTTGCTGACTCCAAGAGAGCGGCGAGAGGCTTGCCGTGATCTTCGACGTAATTGAAGAGGACGAGCGTGTTGCCTTTGGTTTTGAGCGCGAGTTCTTTGACAAATTCATTCCTCTTTTGATTAGTTATAATCCACTTTAATTCGTCGGGGTATTTTTGCTTTTTGATGAGTTGTTTCTCCTCATCAGTGTATTGCAACAGAATACAGTCTATTCCAATAGTGGCAAGCAAACCTTTGTTCATTAGGTTTTTTGTTTGAATGAACTGAATAGCAGGACCAAGAATACCTTCAATGTTCAGTCGGTGTGCTTGTGCTTGATCTAGAGTTCCTGTTGTACCAATACGAAACCAAGCCTTGGCAAGCTTCTGACCAATCATGTTGATTGATTCTGCCTTGGCCTGATGGCACTCGTCAAAGAAAATGGCATCAAACTGGTCAAACCACTCTCTTGGTAGTTTGTATATTGACTGCCATGTTGATACGACTATTTGTTTATTAGTATCTTTATCTACGCCAGCCGATATCTTATGAATGTATTTTTTGCAAGACCAAGATGAGTCTTGAGAAGAATAATCAAAAAAATCAGAATCCATCTGATTCACGAGACCAACTGTTGGTACGAGAATCAAAATTTTTCGATTTGGCGATAATACGGATTGTAGAAATCGGACCAAGACGTAGATTATCAAACTTTTGCCCGAACCAGTAGGAGAAATCAATACGCATCTGTGATTGTTCAAAGCATGCATAATGGCCTGTTGCTGATGGGCATGCATTTGCACGGGCTTCTTCTTTACCGATACCGCTAGGGTATCGTAAAATTGTGCAAGCTGTGTTTCCTTTATACATAAAGGATTCCTACTCTCTTTAATATTTAATGAGTATTTTCTATCTACAGAAAACTTATCAAGATAGGTTTTTAGACCACGGGGAAGGGTAGATGTAAGAATATCATATAACCGGATCTTTCCATCCCATATACGCCGTTTAAACATGGGCATATACTGGGCACCGGGTACCATGAACGAGAAATAATCTCGTAACTCTTGCTTAATTCCTTTTTCTGCTTTGATGTAGTAACGAACTTCATCTACAGATTCAACTTCAATATCCACATAATATTTATACTATACCGTTCATCATTTTTTGCCAGTCAATGGCAGACTTGATGTTGAAGTTTCGGTTGTTGATGGCCTTCAAGAACTCTTCTACCATCTTGACCTTAATTTCGTTGACAGCCACTTTGGACTTTAATTCAACAATCTTAGGATCACCCTCAATGAACTTTTCTACATCAGTTTTGAGTAGATCCAAATCAAAGGGTTCTTCTCCCCATGCTTCCAGTTCTTCTTTGGATGCTTTGCCAGTCAATATTTTCCACTTACGCAATCGTTGAATTGCATAATCATTTTGATGCTTGGTCAAAAGCAATTTAAAATCTGTAAGCATATTAAGATATTTGGCGTGTACTTGAGGTATCTTAAGAGCCTCTACACCTAATTCTGTAGAGTCTATTTGGGAATCTTTAGTAATATTATTCTTGAGGTCTTCTAGATTCATTTGGTTTGTAGTATAAAGTACCTTAGAAAAAAGTCAACTAAATAACTTGACATCTTTATATGATGTATTATATTAATTGTGAGGTATTATGTCTAGATTATTAATTAAATTTCCAACAAGAAATAGACCAGAAAAATTTAAAAAAGTATTTCAACTTTACATTGATTTCCTTTCAGGAAAGCATGATGTAAAGTTTGTTGTTACTATGGATGAAGACGACCTCACCATGAACAATGATGAAATTAAAAATTGGTTAAATTCTTTACCAATCAAAATTAAATATGTTTATGGTCATTCTAAATCAAAAATACAAGCTGTAAATGCAGATTTAGATGATGAAAACGCGGATGTATTGCTTTTAGCATCTGATGATATGATTCCACAAATTAAAGGATATGATGATATCATATTTGAAGGGTTTAAACAAACCTTCCCAGATTTTAATGGAGCTATTAAATTTCATGATGGTTTGAGAGATGATAATTTAATGACATTGTGTGTCATGGGTTGGCCACTATACAAACATTTTGGATATATTTATAGTCCAGAATATACTTCCGTGTATTCTGATACAGAACAATCTTTGGTATTAATGGCTATGAAAAAACTAGCCACATCTCCGGTTTGCATTATTCAACACGCATGGACTCCTGAACCATGGGATACATTGCATGCTAGAAATGAAAATACCGAAATGTATGATAAAGATAAAAAAGTTTTTGACCGAAGAATGAAAGAATTTTTTATATCAAAATGAAATATTTGACATATTTAAACAGTGGTTGTAAAAATATTTGTGACAATATGTTATTGTCTGCAGAAAAAGTAGGTATTAGCAAATCACAATTTATTATTGTTGCATTTGATAGACCGATATATGATTATTACACTGAACAAGGTATTGCGACTGAATTATTTGAAGATGTGCCCGAACAAGCATACCATAATTGGACATGGGATGAACAATCAAAATTTAGAGCATTAGTAAAAAATAAATGGACACTTATTAAAAAATATTATGAAAATAATAAATCATTAATGTGGTTGGACACTGATATAGTATTTTTAAAAAATCCAAATACGTTTTTAGAACAAATAAAAAATCCAACATTTCAAATAGATTATCCTGTAAAATGTGCTTGTACAGGATTGATGTATTTTCCAGAGTGTGATTTATCTAAAAAAATAATTGATGATCTTGGATCACAGAATACTGAAGATGATCAATTAGTGTGCAACAATTATCTTGAAAAGAATGGATTAAAAAAACAAGTTGATTTTTTTAATTTAAATTATTTTCCAAATGGTGGTTATTTTTTTGATGCAAAAGGTACAAATATTGATGCTACCATAATGCTCCATTGCAATTATATTGTTGGTCTGGAAAACAAGATAAATAGATTAAAAGATATTGGAGTTTGGTATCTGTGATTTATACTCGTGAAGATTTAAGACCTGTTCCTTCATATCCCGTATACCCACCATATCATAGTGGGGATTATATGGAAGACTATTTCTATAAAAAATTTATAGAAAATAATCCGTCATTGGATAGAGATTATATTGCAATAAGTTGGACAACATTGTATTGTGAAAATAAAGATAAAGATATACAATCATTTTTAAATTCACTAGATTTAAATAAAAAATATTTTACAGTTTTACAACATGATGATGCACCAAGGCATATTTTACCACCAGATACGTTATGTTTTTCGGCAGGTGGAAATGTTTCTGGAAAAAATATTATACCCATTCCATTAATTTGTTCACAATTGCCAACAGAACTGATTATAAAAGAAGAAAAAAAATATATTGCTTCTTTTGTTGGTTCTGCAACACATCCAATTAGAATAAAAATGGGCCAAACTTTATTTGGTAAAGACGATTATCAAATATGGATTAAACAATGGTCACCTGCAGTACATAAATCAGAATTTGAACTATTTTTAGAATTGGCATCTAAAAGTAAATATTTACTCTGTCCTAGAGGATATGGATTAAATTCTTTTAGATTATATGAAGCATTTCAATTAAATTGTGTTCCTGTTATTATAACAGATAAACTATATTTACCTTGGCAAGATGAATTAAATTGGAATGAGTTTTCAATTTTAATTGATGAAAATAATATTAATAACATCGATAGTATATTAAAAAATATAAATGATGAACAATATGAAAAATTATTGACAACAGGAAAAAAAATATATTCTTCTTATTTTACATTAGACGGAATGTATGATAATATTATAAAGAGAGTAAAATGAAAAAAGTATTATTTGTTATTGCAAATTATAAAGATAATAGACAACAATTTTTTGAAGAGCATTTCTCACCAAGAAATAAAAAATTTGCTGATATTCATGGTTATGAATATGTTGTCAGCAAAGGTGGAGATATTTTTAGGGGTAATCCAACTTGGTGGAAATTTACATTAGTAAAAGAAATGTTAGATAATGGAACATTAAAAGAAGGTGACGAATTACTTCATTTGGATGCAGATATGAGAATAGATCAATTTGATAATGATTATCCTTGCGACAAATCATTTTCAATTTGTATAGATAACGGTAATACATTTTGTATGGGTTCATACAAATTAAAAGTTAATAAATGGACAATAAAATTAATTGAAAATATATTAGATGAAACTTTATGGGAAAAGAAAAAATATGATACACATTGGCAGGCATTTCGGGAGCAAGCTGCATTTTATACTTTGTGTGGTATAATTCCTCATAGTTGGATTTCATTTTTGGAATTGCCAAATTATGGATGGCATCAAAACAAATCAGAATATACAAAATACAGCTTGGACGAATTACACAGTAATGTTCAAATACTTGGGCCAGAATGGAATACAACTCTTTTAGCCGAAGAGTATGCTGAAATTGGGCCAGCTTTAATGCAATATAATATAACAAAGTCAAAAAAAGAAAATACTAAAATAAGACATTTTGCAGGTGGACAACAATGGAGAATTTAAATTTATTGTATATAACTACTGCAAATCCTCTGGCACAGGGAGATTTACTTGAAGTTGGAATATTGCACGGTTTACGAACTATCCTTGGAGATAATTGCGTAGATTATCCAGAAAAAAAAGTTATGTATCACGACTGGTCTAATACAAAAAAAGATTCATTGCACGGAAGAGGATTTACATTATATAAGCTTCCAATAAAAAATATTGATGCTCAAAAAAGAAACAACATATTAAATATAAAATTTGATGCAATTCTTTTTGGAACGTTAGGTCAATATGATGGTTACCCAGAATATAAATTTATATATGACAATTATGATGAATCAAAAATTTGGTATCTTGATGGACATGATTTATATGGAACTGCACCAATAATGAAAATCTATGATGAAGAGTATATTATAGGAAATCAAAAAAAGAATTCTTTTAAAAGAGAATTGGTATTTTTAGAAAAAAATATATATCCAACAGGTTTTGGAATTCCAGAGTACCAAATAAAGCCAATAGACTTATCTATAAAAAATAAATTATTACCAAAAACAGCTCCTAGTAGCGCTATTTTTGGAAATGATCCTGAATTGGGTACTAGAAAACATCACGTATTTACTGAAGAGGATCCTTATTACAAAGATATGCAAGAATCTTGGTTTGGGGTTACGTGCAAAAAAGGTGGATGGGATTGCCTTAGACATTATGAAATAATTGCTTCAGGTGCATTACTTCTTTTTAAAGACTATGATAAAAAACCACCACTATGCTCTCCACAAAATTTACCATGTTATTCATATTCTTCAAAAGAAGAATTAGATCATATAATGAATCGACTTGTAATAAATAATAAGCCCACAGATGATTATGTGGATATGTTGAACCAACAACGACAGTGGTTATTTAAAAATGCAACCACTACAGCAAGAGCTAAATACATTGTTGATACTATAAAGTCTAATCTATATGCTACCATTTAAAATAAAAGATTTTACAATTTGTTTGCATTGTGGTTGTAATAAAGATGTTGTAGAACGCCAAATGCAGATGTTAAAACCAATAACTGAAGAATATGATGTTCACTGGAATAATCGTATTGACCGTTATCCCAAAATGTATCCGACTTATTCTCAGTTAATTAATCATTCTGTAGTCACTTCACCTACAGAATGGGTGGTTTTAATAAACGATAGATGTTCTCCAAAACCAGAAGAAGTAAAAAAAATGTTACATCTTTTGGAAAATGGTTTTTCTTGTGTTTTATTATATAATGTGGGGTTTATGGGATTTTCAAAAGAACTTATTCGAACAATTGGTTGGTGGGATGAAAGATTTATACAAGGGTGGGAAGACCGAGATTGGGTTTGGAGAATTAAATTAAATAATTTAGCTCTGTACGAAAGCCAAGAAGCTCAGTATGATTATGGTTGGAGATCACCACTAAATCATCCACAAGGACAATGTAGAGAGGAACATTTGAGAGCCAAGTACGACTTTAACCACTATGATGTGGTATACAAAAAACTTCCAGAACAAACATATCAACATTGGGATTTATTCATAGGTGATAACAATACAAATATCAAAAATAGCTGGTTATCTTGGGATAAATCTATGTTAAATATAGGGTATCACAAACCAAATTCCGGCAGTTCAAGCTCCAATATGATTGGAAACAGAGTAATTATACAATCATACAAATAAAAAAGGTAAATGAAATGAGAAAAATATTTTTAGATTGTGGAACAAATTTGGGGCAGGGATTACAAAAAATACAAAATAATCTTGATGAAGATTTTGAAGTGTATTGTTTTGAAGCAAATAAATTAACATATGATAAATTTTTAAATAAATTAAATAATAATATTTTTTTAAAAAAATCTTTTAAAAAGTTTGAAGTATTCAATAAAGCAGTTTGGACTGATACTGGATTTAAAAAATTAACAATGGAATACTGCCCCCATGAAGTTGGATGGGTTGGTGGAGCTTCTAATATATTAGAAGATAATTTTTTAAAACCACATTATATTGATGATCAATACATTAAGGATGGTGGTTTTAGTGAAACTATAGATTTGATGCAATTTATTGAAGATAATTTTTCAAAAAATGATTATATAATTTGTAAAATGGACATAGAGGGAGCTGAGTATCCCATACTTGAAAAAATGATAGAAAAAAACAATTTAAATTATATAAAAATTTTATATGTTGAATGGCATAATAGAATGTTGGTAAATAAATATGATGAAAATCATATTAAACAAAAAATTAATGAAGCAAATATTATTTTACATGAGTGGTATTAAATTATGAAAACGGTACTTATTACAGGTGGTTTAGGTTTTATTGGTACTCATTGCATTGAAAAATGGAAAGCAGAAGGATGGAAGATATGGATCATAGATGATTTATCTTCCAATGCCATACAAACATCTCATAGTATTTTAAGTGATACTGAAGTAATCATAAAAAATATTTTGAATGTCGATTGGCATGATCTACCCAAATTTGATCTAATATTGCATCTAGCTTCACCCGTAGGTCCGGTTGGAGTTCTAAAGCACTCTGGTAGAATGGCAAGAACCATATTAGATGACATCTATTGGGCCATTAATGGAGCAAATAAAAATAACTGCCCATTCATTTTTATTTCAACTTCAGAAATTTATGGACATAGAGATCATAAAAGTTATTTGCAAGAACAAGATGATAAAGTTTTGCATGGTGAATTTACTGTAAGAAATGAATATGCAATGGCAAAACTTTTATCAGAAATTGTTTTGTCAAATCATACAAAAATCAATAAAGATTTTAAATATCAGATTATAAGACCTTTTAATGTAACTGGTAAATATCAATTGCCAGATGGTGGATTTGTGTTGCCAAGATTTGTATCTCAGGCATTAAAAAATAAAGATATAACAGTTTATTATTCTGGACAGCAACTAAGGGCATTTACATGGGTTAAAGATATTGTAAATGGGATATATCTTACATCCGTTGCACCAGACCATTTATGGAACAATGAATGGAACGTTGGAAATGAGTTGAATGAACAAACAATTTTATATTTGGCAGAAAAAGTAAAAGAGCTTACAGGAAGCAATTCAAAAATTATTCATGTAGATCCAAAAGACCTTCATGGTCCATTATTTTCTGAAGCACCTGAAAAAATTCCAAATAGCGATAAAATTAAAAAAGAACTCGGATGGAAGCCTACTAAATACGTAGAAGATGTTATTAAAGAAGTGATTGATTATTATAAAGGTAAAATACAATGAGTAGATTGCAGGAAATTTTAGCATCAATAAAAAATGGTTTCTTTTTTGAAGCTGGAGCCAATGATGGACTTGAAGAAAGTAATACACATTTTTTGGAATTAAACGGGTGGAATGGTATTTTGGTTGAACCAAATCCAACAAAATATAATCAATGTTGTTTAAATAGAAAAGTTAAAACCATACATGGTGCTCTTGTATCAAATGAATATAAAGACAAAACTGTAAAAGGAAATTTTTTAAGAACAGACAGAAATAGTTTAATGTGTGCAATATTTGATATTCCTGATTATTTTACAGAACACCAAAAACAAGAAATTTACGGTAAAATTAACGAAGGTGGTGTTGAAGTTCCAGCATTGACCTTGGAATATATTTTTGATACAAATAATGTTAAACAGATAGATTTTTTATCTTTAGATTTGGAAGGATATGAAGTTGCAGCTCTTTTAGGTTTAAATTTTAATAAAATAAAACCAAAATATATTTTGATTGAGACTGCAAACAGACCTGATTATCAAAAATATACTTTAGATTTTTTATATACTAAAGGTTACAAATATTGTGAAAAAATTTCTGGTAACGATGATCTTTTTATATTAGAATAAATAACATGAAAAATATAGGAATTATTGGTTTGGGTGAAATAGGAAGCAGTTTAAATAAAATTTATATTGAAAAAGGATATACTCCAAAAATAATTGATCCAAAAACAAATCACAATGACGATTTAAAAAATTGTGATATTTTAAATATTTGTATTCCTTTTTCAGAATCTTTTGTTAAAATTATAAATGATTATATTTTTAAATTTAAACCAGTTTTAACTGTTATACATTCCACAGTTGCACCGGGAACTACTAAACAAATTAATGGCCTTGTTTGCCATTCACCGGTGCGCGGGTTACATCCAAATTTAGATATAGGCATAAAAACTTTTTTAAAGTATATTGGTTCAGAAATAAAAGAAGCTGCAACTCTTTATTCAGAACATTTAAATGAATTACAAATACCTTTTTATATTTGTAAAAATACTTTAACTACAGAATATGGAAAATTACTTGACACAACATATTATGGATTATGTATAGCTTTTCATGCTGATGTAAAACAATTATGTGATTTAAATAAACTTGATTTTGATGAAGTAATGACTTCATTTAACACCTCTTATAATGATGGCTATATTAAACTTAACAAAAATAATGTAATTCGGCCCGTATTATATGCAACAGAAAAAATTGGTGGCCATTGCGTTATTCCAAATGCAAATATTTTAAAAAAATATATGAATTCAAATTTCATTGATGGTATATTAAAATACGAGTAATATATGAAAATAATATCCCCTTGTTTTACAAACAATAAAGAATACGCAAATCCGCTGGTAAATAGTTTACAAAAATATTCTCCAGAACATAGTGAAAATCTAATCTTATATACAGATGGAAGTACCAGTACCGATTTTTATCATACTAAAATGTTTCATGCCGCAGAAGCAATGAAAAATATTGATGATGAAATTGTAATTCTTGTAGATGCTTTTGATGTATTGGTAAATAAATCCCTAACAAATATAGAAGAAGATTTTAAAAAACATGAATGCAAATTATTAATATCTGGAGAGGCAAATTGTTTTCCATTTAAAGAATACGAAAGTTTTTTAGCTTCAAAATCAAATACAAAATTAAAATTTCCTTGTGCGGGTTGCTGGATTGGATATAGAGAATATATGATAGAGTTATTTGAAAGTTCTCTTTCTATAGAAAATCATATGACATGGAGAAGATTTACCGACCAAGGTTTTATGGAAACTATTTACTACAATTCTTTTCATGATCCGTACTTCTCAGTAAAACTTGATACAACTGCAAATATTTTTATTAATACATTTTTGCTTAATAATAATGAAGATTTTATTATAAACAAAGAATCTAAACAACTTACTTTTAAAGAAACAAATTCTATACCATATTTTATACACTTTAATGGTGATGGTAAAATACACATGCCTTTATTCGATGTTCGGTATTGTGCATAAACAATTTTTATTAAAAAAAATTATATGAATTATTTAATAACAGGTGGAGCAGGTTTTATTGGTTCAAATTTAGTTGACAAATTAATTGAAAGTGGGCATAATGTTACTGTAATTGATAATGAATCGTCTGATGCACATGATCAGTTTTACTGGAATAAAAAGGCAAATAATTACAAGTACAATATTTGTGATTATGAAATGTGCTCCGATGTCTTTGAAAGACACCAACCAGATGTAGTATTTCACATTGCCGCAGAAGCAAGAATTCAGCCATGTATCATAGATCCCTTAAAGGCAGTCGAAGCAAATGTAGTTGGAACTGCCACAATATTAGAATTATCTAGAAAACATAAAGTTAAACGAGTAGTATATTCATCAACTTCTTCTGCATATGGATTAAAAAATACACCACCATTAAATGAAGATATGCCAAATGATTGTCTCAATCCTTATTCCGTAACTAAAACTTCTGGTGAAGAATTGTGTAAAATGTATTCTAAATTGTATAATTTAGAAACAATAATTTTTAGATATTTTAATGTATACGGCGAACGTCAGCCACTAAAGGGGCAGTATGCTCCAGTTATAGGAATTTTTCAAAGACAAAAGAAAAATGGAGAACCTATGACCATAGTTGGTGATGGAGAACAAAGAAGAGATTTTACTCATGTTTCAGATGTTGTTAATGCAAATATATTAGCAGCAGTTAAAGAATTTGATGAGTGGCAAATAAATGGTACTAAACAAACAATTTATCAATTTGGACAAATATATAATGTTGGTACTGGTATAAATTATTCAATAAATGAAATTGCAAATATAATAGGTGGAGAAAAACAATTTATTAAACCGCGGCTTGGTGAAGCTAGAATTACTTTAGCAAATAATTCTAAAATTAAAAAAGAATTGGGATGGAATCCAAAAATTAATTTACCAGAATGGCTAAAATTAAATAAATAAATATATCATGAATAAAAATAAATTAATAGATCTCGGATCGCATAAGTTTGAAGGATTAAACCATCTTTATAATAAAAACATAATAGATAGCTCTTATGGAATTTATTGTTTTGAACCAAATCCAAATGTTTATAGTGAAGCATTAAAAAAACTTGAAGAAAATACAAAAAATTTTCAATATATTAATTTATATGATTATGCTGTTGGCAATAAAGACGATATAGTAACATTTAATTTAGATAAGAGTAAAACAAGCGAAGCCTGTAATATTTTAAGCGATCCTCCCAATCTTAAAGAACTTTGGAAACAACCAGAATGGGAGTGGTCAAAAATTCAAGTTAAATGCATTTCTGCTAATACTCTTTTTAAATTGTGTGATATACAACCAACAGATTCAGTAAAAATAAAATGCGACATTGAGGGAGCAGAATTTGAATTTTTAAAGGATTTATTAAATTGTAAAAATTTATTTACTGTTAATCAATTAATAATAGAGTGGCATGATGGGTTTTGGTACGAAAATCGTAATGTAAAAATACAAGAAAAAAATGAAATAATTAATGAATTTGCAAAAATGAACATTTCTATAATGGAATGGCATTAATTATTATTTTAATTAGTAATTGACAATTTAATTTTTTATAGTATAATACTATTGTGAAACAACCTAAAAAGAAAAAGAAAGCATCGGATGCAGATTACGTAAGTAATCAAGAACTATATGATGCTTTAGTAGAATATCGTAAAAAGCGTGATGATGCCGAAAATGCTGGAAGAAAGAAACCAAAGTTACCTGATTTTATAGGTGAATGTGTTTTAAAAATAGCATCACGTTTATCATTCAGACCAAATTTTGCAAATTATCCGTATAGAGAAGAGATGGTATCAGATGCAGTATTAAATTGCATAACTTATATTGATAACTTTGACCCCAGCAAGTCTACTAGCCCATTTGGCTATCTAACACAGATTTGCTGGTTTTCTTTTGTGCGTATTATAAACAAAGAAAAGAAAGAAAAGTACACGCAGTACAAATACGCAGAACAGCAGAATGATAAAGATTTTCATAACTGGTTTAATGAAACTTATGCTGGTATCGATATAGGACGAAGAGATTTCTTTGGCTTGACTGATCTTGACATGAAACGATTTGATGATATGTTAAAGCCAGCCAAAACTTCTATTAAAAGAAAAAGAAAATCTAAAAAAGATACTCTTGACATATGAAAGCAATAATTCTTAACGATACTCATTTCGGCTATAAGGCCGATTCTCCTATCGTACTTGAATACTTTTTATCATTTTTTGAAGAACAATTGTTTCCTTATTTGAAGGAAAACAACATCAAGACCATCTTCCATCTGGGAGATGTTTTTGACCGTAGAAAGTATATAAACTTTAAGACACTACATCAAGTCAGAACTAGGTTCTTTGAACCTTTAAGAGACATGGGAGTAAAATGCATTGCCATTTGTGGTAATCATGATACTTATTATCGCAATAATAACAATGTAAATTCATTGCATGAGTTGGTTGCCCCATATCAAAACTGGGAAATCTATTCTGAGCCAACAGAGATTCAAACCTCAGCAGGTTGCGTTGCTCTTCTACCGTGGATCAATCCAGAAAATGAAGGACAGGCAGCAAAGTTTATCACCAATACCACATGCTCTCTTCTTATGGGACATCTGGAATTATTTGGATTTCAGAGTATTCGTGGTATCTTTATAGAGCAAGGATATGACCCCAAACACTTCGACAAGTTTGAATACGTTCTTACTGGGCATTATCATATTAAGTCCACTCGTGACAATATTCATTATCTGGGGACGCAATACCAGATGGCTTTCTCGGATGTATGGGAACCAAAGGGATTCCACACATTTGACTTTTTGGCTAGAGAACTGGTATTTGTCGAAAATAACAAAAAGTTATTCTATACGTTTGATTATAATGAAGACGAACCAGAAAAACTTGACTACTCAAAGTTCAAGGACTGCTATGTCAAGATTTTTATCAAGAAGCGCACGAAGGCTGCGAGTTTTGAAAAATACATGGATAAATTCTATGAAGCAGGCGTGGCAGAACTGGCAGTGACTGAAGAGGTATCTGCAAACCCTGAACTGGTAGCCGTAGATGTTCATAAGGATACTCTCCAACTTCTACACGAAGAACTTGAGACTATTCAGGAAAAGTCTATTGACAAGAAGTTTCTTGCACGTATCATAGATGAAGCGTATAATAATGCACTATCAAAGGATGAAGAGTGATTGAATTTTTAACAGTTCGGTTTAAAAATTTTGGATCGTTTGGCACAAATTTTTCAGAGATTAAATTAAATAGCCATAAGACTACGCTAGTCACGGGTACCAACGGACATGGAAAGTCTTTTGCGCTATTGGACTCCCTGTGCTTTGGATTGTTTGGAAAGCCCTTCCGACCCATTAATATACCGCAGCTTGTAAACACCGTTAATGGCAAGAATTGCCTAGTTGAAATAGAATTCAACAAGGCAGGATCTCATTACTTGGTTCGTCGTGGTCTATCTCCAAAGATCTTTGAAATTATCAAAGATGGTAATATGATTGACCAGAATGCTAAGTCAAAAGATTACCAAGAAATGTTTGAAGAGCATATTCTTGGATTTGATTATGCAGCCTTTAAGCAGGTTGTCATCCTTGGTAAATCAAACTTCATACCATTCATGCAGTTGACTCCTTCGGAACGCCGTAAGATTATTGAAGGTCTTTTGGATCTTGATATCTTGGCAGATATGAACCAGCACGTAAAGGGCCAACTGAGTTCGTTGAAGGTGTCTATTGGAGAGCATGAAAGTTTGGTCAAGATTGCTCATGAAAAGATCAAGTCTCAAAAAGAATTTATTGATCAAGTAAAGACTAGCAATGCTGATGATATAAATGTTCTTGTAAATCGCATTAAAGAATACCAAGAGCAAATAGATCAAGATAGAGTTGTAGTTAAGACTGAACTTGATGATCATAAAAAACTTGGAGATCAAATAACAAAGATTAACAAAAAGATTGAATCTTTAAAAGATGTTCCATCTATGTTAGTGAAGACAGAAACTCTACATGCTACACTACTGGATGACATCAAGGCACTAGAAGAAAATGCAACCTGCAAGTGTTGCTTGCAAGTTCTGCCCAAAGATCAAAAAGAAAAACATCTGGAAGAAAAACGCAAGAAAGCCAAAGATTGTTCTGAGGCACTTAAAGTTGCGGAAAAGAAAAATATTGAGCTAGAAGCATCTAAGAAAGAATATGAAAAACTCATGATCTTGTCTAGAGGAAAAGTCCAAGACATAAATGCTTTGAATTATAGAATTGGAAATGCAGAATCCAATATCAAAGTAATTGAAAAAGATAAGAAAGACAAAGAAGCCTCAAGCAATATTTCTATACTGGAAAATAGCCTGAATGAATCGGAAAATAAAAAGAATGATATTGCCAAAAAACTTGAATCTTTTATCTCTCAACAAATTCACTATGATGTTGTTTATGATATCCTCAAAGATGGGGGGCTTAAGAGCCGCATTATCAAACATTATGTTCCCATCATCAATGGACTCGTCAACAAGTTCCTCGGAAAGCTTAATCTCTATGTTGACTTCACAATCGATGAGGAATTCAAGGAGACCATCAAGTCACGATACAGAGATGCATTCTCATATTCCTCTTTCTCTGAGGGAGAGAAACAACGCATCGACTTGGCGATCCTGCTGACTTGGCGTGAAGTTGCTAAGATGAAGAACAGCCTCAATTGTAATCTATTGATCTTTGATGAAATTCTAGATTCATCTTTGGATTCAGCGGGTACGGAGGCATTTATGAAAGTATTGAATAAGATGAAGAACAAATGTTCAATCTACATCATTAGCCACAAAGCTGATGCACTGGTTGATAAGTTTGACCAAACTTTGCAATTTGAAAAGAAAAATAATTTTTCAAAAATCAAGGTTCAGGTATAAATATATTTGTATTATACGAAATTGGAGTTATAATAGAACTATGAATGAAGAGAGTTTTGAAAAGTTTAAAAATCGTCGCAAGAATAAGCCTACTGGCTTGAGCAAGAAACAACAGAAGAGAAATGTTCGTGGCAATCGGCATGAACAAAAGCAGCAACTTAACGATAGTGTTTATCGTAAAGACTTTGATTAATTTACAGAAAGATTTATATGAATACTGTGACAAAAATGCGTCTGAGCAAAGAAACCTATAACATTTTAAAGAATTTTGCAGCCATTAACTCCAACATTCTTATTCAGGCGGGAAACGTATTAAAGACGATTTCTCCCGGTAAGAACATTTATGTGCAGGCAAAGGTAACCGAGGACTTTGATGTTGAGGTTCCTATCTGGGATCTCAATAAGTTTCTTGGTATTGTTAGCATGTTTAACAACCCCGATCTTGAGTTTCATGACACTCATGTCGTGATTACAAATGGTCGATCTAGTGTTACTTACTATTATTCGGAACCAAGCCTATTGACGATTCCGACTAAAGAAATGAAAATGCCCAATTCAGTAACTAAGTTTGATCTTGATGAAAAAGATCTAAATGAAGTTCTCAAGGCATCTAGTATTCTTCAGGTCAGTGATCTCCGTATGATTGGTCAAGATGGAAAGTTTGTCATCAGCGTTGATGACTCCAGCCAAAGCACTAGCAATAACTTTGAAATTGTTATTGATGAGAACTACACGGGTATGGATTTTGAAGGAACTATCAATGTTTCTGAAATGAAGTTCATTCCTGGTTCATACACCGTTGAATTGACTGACACTGTTGTTTCTAAGTTTACACATAAGAGTCTGGATCTTTCTTACTACATCGCCATCAAGCGGGGTTAATCGTGTCTGATGTGACTAATCTACTTTGGGTCGAAAAGTATCGCCCCAAAACACTGTCTGATTGCATTCTTCCTATTGATCTTGCCACTGTGTTTAAAGGCATGATTAAGGAAGGTACAATTCCAAACATGATGCTATATGGAAAGGCAGGCACGGGCAAAACTACGGTTGCCCGTGCCTTGGCGAATGATTTGAGTGCCGATAGCATTATAATCAACTGCTCAGAAGAGAATGGTATTGATACTCTTCGGACAAAGATTCGTAATTATTGTTCTACAGTCTCACTTAACAGTGTACTGAAGATAGTAATTCTGGACGAGTTTGACTATGCGAATGCACAGTCTATTCAGCCAGCATTGCGTGGAGCCATAGAGGAATTTGCAAATAACTGCAGATTCGTCATGACTTGCAACTATAAGAATCGGATTATTGATGCTTTGCATTCTCGGTGCACTGGAATTGATTTTACTGTTCCAAGTGCTGAAAAGGCTCAGATTGCAGTTGGAGTTCTCAAGCGCATTGAGTACATTCTCAATAATGAAAAAATTCCATATGACACTCAAGTTCTTTCTAATTTGGTAAAGAAACATTTTCCAGATATTCGTAGAATCATTAATGAATTGCAGCGGTATTCATCATCTGGAAAGATTGATGTTGGCATTTTGGCTCAGGGGAGTAGCGAATCATACAAGGAACTGCTTGGCTTCATGAAGAGCAAGGATTTTACATCTTGTCGTAAGTGGGTCATTCAACACTTGGATATCAATACTGCGGACTTTTATAAGCGTTTGTATACAGAACTATATACAACATTGAAGCCCAATTCAATGCCACAGGCTATTCTCATTATTGCAGAATATCAATATAAGTCTGGCTTTGCTGCGGATCAAGAAATTAATACAATGGCTCTTATTGTTCAACTTATGATGGACTGTGAGTTTAACTGATGAAGCCTGAAGAGCTAAAACTTAAAAACTTTCTGGGAAGCATCAACCATGACAAAAAGCCTCTGCTGGACAAGGACGATGCTGATCCCCGTCTTTATAAACCATTTGTTGTAAACCGATGTTTGTCGTATTTTCCTGATACCATCTTTCATGCCAATGAAATGAATTGCGCCCCATGGATAGACAATAAGAGTCAGTTTGATTTTTATAGACTTGGTATTCGCAAAAAGAAAAGGTTTTCTCCTTGGCTTAAAAAAGAGACTGAAACTGATATTTCTCTTATTAGAACAGTTTATGGATATACAGAAGCCAAGGCTAGAGAAGTCCTAAATATTCTCGGACCCAAAGAACTGGATCAGTTAAGACGATCCCAATATACTGGCGGTACCGACAAATAAGGATTTTTGTATGTCTGATGTTTCTAATCGTATTTTTAATGGTGTTGGTGTACATGTAAAATTATTTGACGATGAAGATTTTATGGTCGTCAGAGAAACCCTAACACGAATGGGTGTTTCTCCAAAAGGTAAAAATATATTGTACCAGTCTTGCCATCTTATTCATAAAGATGATATATATATTGTTGCCCACTTTAAAGAATTATTTGCTTTAGATGGGCTACCTTCGAATGTCACAAATGAAGATATTCAAAGACGAAATGCTATTATAAAGTTGTTAGAAGATTGGGAACTTCTTGAAGTTTTGGATAAAGATAAGATACAAGATAAAATGGCTTTGACTGGATTAAAGATCATTAAACACGAAGAAAAACATAATTGGAATTTAATTCCAAAATTTAATCCAGGAACTTTACGTAAATTTTTTAATTCATAAGGATGACTATGTATAATTTGACTTTAGCTATGATTGTTAAAAACGAAGCCCCAAATATTGAAAGATGTTTGGCTTCATGCGCACCATTTATTGATTATTATGTAATTGCCGATACAGGCTCTACAGATAATACAAAAGAAATCATCAGAAAGTTTTTTGATGAAAAAGGTATTCCGGGAGAAATCTTGGATCATGAATGGTCTGACTTTGGTACAAATCGTTCCAAAGCACTTGAAGCTTGTCTGGGGAAGACAAAATGGGCAATGATGATTGATGCTGATGATTTCATCGAAGGCACTTTACCAGTTGATAAATTTGATGATTCTTTAGATGGATATGTGGTTAATATTAAGCGTGGAGAATTCCAGTGGTTGCGCGCCCAAGTTTTTAATCTTGCTAAAAAGAAGTGGTGGTATGAAGAACCACTTCATGAATATGCAATGTGTGAACAGCCAATGAATGTTCAAAAACTTGATGGCAATTATGCATGGGAAGTTCGCACCGAAGGTTGCAGATCTAGAGCTTCGTCAAATGATATAGAAAAGTATACAAAAGACTATTATACTTTAAAGGGTTATTTGGAAAAAGATCCCAATCAACCAAGAAAGCAATTTTATGCTGCTCAGTCGGCATTTGATGCCAGAATGTATGAAGTAGCCGAAAAAGAATATTTGGCCAGAATTAAATTGGGCGCATGGCACGAAGAAGTATTCTTTTCTTGGATGCGTGTAGGAATGAGTCGTGAATTCCAAGGTAAGCCAGTAGAAGATATTGCAGATGCATTCATGATGGCATTTGAAACTGCTCCAAATAGAGTCGAACCACTTTATCATCTTTCTTGTATCTATAGAAAGTATAATAGACCAAGAAATGCATTTTTAATAGCATCATTAGGATTAACTATTCCCATTCCACAAAATGATATTTTGTTCGTTGATCGGGCAAACTATACATGGGGAATCTTTGATGAAATTGGAACTACTGCATTCTATGCCGGTAAGCCTGAAATTGGTATGGGAGTTTGTGAAAAATTGTTAAAGGAACCTCATTTGCCTCCAGAGCATCGTGAGCGAGTTCAAAATAACTATAAAATTTATATAGAACATTTTCAAAAACTTCAAAAAGAAATGGCTGAAAAGCAAAAAGAATGGTCTGAAAAGATTATCAAAGAATCCAATAAAACTACCTTAAATATTAAACCTGAGGCAGTTACAGTTAAACTTTGATAATTTTTTAACGTTCTAAATATAGTAGAATTAATGATAGCCTCTAATAAAGGCTATTATTATTTGGAGATCTATTAATGGCTGATAGCTATAATCCTACCGCTATAAAAGGTGACACCATCACGTGGGCTATGAATTTAAAAGGTCCTACTGGAGCAGCATATAATATAACTGGATGCACCCTATCCATGCAAGTTAGAAAAAGCTATCACCCAAGTGGGCTTATTGTATCTTATGTGCATTATGCGGCACCTGGATCTACTTATGTAGGAATTGATGGAGTAACAGGAGGACTTTCTGCAACCCCAACAGAAGGTATGGTTTTTGTGACTATAGGATCGGTATATACAAAAAATTTCTCATCTTACACACCATCTTTCTATGATATGCAAATGGAATATCCAAATGATGGTGGAATCATAACAATATTGCGTGGTGTAATAGATACTCTTCCCGATGTAACAGAAAACAAGTAATATGGCAAGTACTAGTAAAACTGTAAATGTAACAATATATCCAACACCTTATGCGGTACAAGGAATTGGAGGGGGAACCGGACCATCAGGGCCAACTGGTCCCGCAGGTTCTACTGGACGTGGATTCTTTTCTTTAAATTTTACAGGTAATGTTACAGTTAATTATGGTACTAGTACAACAGTTACTGTAGATATTTCTTCTGCTTCAAATGCTTTAAGTGTTGGAAATAATATTAAAGTTAGTTTTCCTTTACTTGGAAATTATTTGTATGGTACTATTACAGCATATTCTGGTACTTCTTTAACATTTACACAAATAAGTGGTACCGCACAAACTGGAAACCAAGCTAATTCTGGTACAATAATATATGATACTGTACCAACAAATAGTAGTATAGCATCACAAGTAGCTATTACATCAACAAATTCCAATGTACCACAATACCTTGTATTTGCTGGATCTACCGGAAATCAAGGTTTATATATTGATAAAGCTGGTGTTACCACCGCGCAGGGACAATTAAGATATACACCAGCAAATTCTACATTATATGCTGCAACTCTTAATTTAGCAGAATTGAATGGAAACAATACTTTAAACATTAACCCATTGTCTGTTGAAGGAAATAATTATTTTTACTTTATTGCTCAAAACGGTCTATATTTTAAAGATACAAGTTTAATACAATTAGGGGATGTAGATTCAACAAATTATGGAACCGTATTAGAAGTAAAAGGTAATACTTCAGACGGTAATATTATTAAAATAAGAAACTTAGGAAGTACATTTGATACTTATTTTACTGTAAATAGAGACAGTCTGGCTGCAAGAACTCATGCAGTAGAATTAAATAAATCAGACGGTAAAATACTTAAATTAATTTATAATGATAAATTTTCTTCTGGAGGAACAAATGTTCTTTTAGATGTTTCTTCTGCTGGAAATTTTGTTGTTACTCCAAGTGGAGGAACTGCATTTATTATTGGTGATATAAATGTAAGTGGTAATTATGTTGGTAATGTTGTCAATCGAATAAATGGTCTTACATCATATATTAATATAAGTGCAGGAGAAAATGTTTCTCTTGGTATATCTGGAAATACACTTACTATTTCTTCTACAGGTGGATTAAGTAGTGGTGTTATTGAATTAAATGGTCTGTCTGGATTTATATCACTTTTGGCGGGAACAAATACTAGTATAGGTTTATCTGGAAATAATATTATTATTTCATCTTCTGGTGCAACAGGGCCTACTGGAAATACTGGTCCCACAGGTCCTACTGGCCCTACAGGTCCTACAGGAAACCAAGGTTCTACAGGAAATACAGGCCCAACTGGACCCACGGGAAATATTGGATCAACCGGATCAACAGGACCAACAGGACCAACAGGTTCTACAGGAAATACAGGCCCAACTGGACCCACGGGAGATATTGGACCAACAGGTCCAACAGGACCAACAGGTTCTACAGGAAATACAGGAAACACCGGAAATACAGGAAACACCGGAAACACTGGTATAACAGGATCCACTGGTTCCACAGGAAATACAGGAAATACAGGAAACACCGGAAACACTGGTATAACAGGACCAACAGGTTCTACGGGATCAACAGGATCCACTGGTTCCACAGGAAATACAGGAAATACAGGAAACACCGGAACAACAGGATCCACTGGTTCCACAGGATCTACTGGATCTACCGGAACAACAGGTTCTACAGGAAATACCGGAACAACAGGATCCACTGGTCCCACGGGACCAACAGGGCCAACCGGACCAACAGGTTCAGATGGTCAACAAGGGCCCACAGGTTTAGGAGATCAATATAAATCAACGTCCTCTACTTCAATAAATCTGAGTTTATTAACTTTAGGTGGATCAATATTTTTAACAGTTCCTTCTGGACTTGCATATAGCAAAGTTCAAAGTTTATTAGTTGCCGCTGGAACAACTCAATTTTTTAATGGTACATTGGTTAGCTATTCTGGTACAGGATTGACTTTAACGGTAACCGGTGTTTGTGGTTCTGGTAGTAAAGCTAGCTGGGATGTAAATCTTGCAGGAGCGATAGGTCAAGCAGGTCCACAAGGCGCCATTGGTCCTACTGGGGCAGATTCTACTGTAGCCGGACCAAAAGGAAATACTGGACAAACAGGGCCAACCGGAGGAGGAATAACAGGAGTCACTGGTCAAACTGGTCCCACAGGTTCTACCGGAAATACCGGCCAAACAGGTCCAACTGGATCAACTGGTATTACAGGTCCAACAGGACCTACTGGTTCTACAGGAAATACTGGACAAACAGGGCCAACAGGGGCTGGACCAACAGGAAATACTGGACAAACAGGCCCAACAGGTTCTACAGGAAATACTGGACAAACAGGCCCAACAGGTTCTACAGGATCTACAGGATCAACGGGTCCTACAGGTAATGTTGATTTATCTGGACTGTCATTTACACAAGTTGGTACATCTGCGGTAGCACGTACAATAGACAATAAATTAAAAGATGTATTTTCTGTTAAAGACTTTGGTGCGGTTGGTGATGGTGTTACAGACGATAGAGCTGCTATTCAACGTGCAATCAGTGCTCTTAATGGATTAGCTGGCACTACTCCAGGAACAATATATTTTCCATATGGTACATATAAAATATCTGGAGCAGTTGGTCTCAGTAGTACAGATAATCTTAATAGAGATATTAAACTTTTAGGAGATAATGCAACTTTACAATATGTCAATGCTACTCCCGGCACTGGTATGTTGACGCTAAACACAAATAGTAAATATATTGATATTCAAGGTATAATTTTTGATGCGAATAATCAATCTACAAGAATTTTTCAATCAAGTTCTTTTAATCAATCATCGGCAAGAATTTTTATTAATAATTGCCAATTCCTTAATACATTTGGAACAACTAGTGTTTTAGGTAGTTTTGGTTGTATAATTTCTGGTGGATTTAAAAGTGTTATACTAACAAATTCATTATTTAAAAATATAACAAGAACTACAACTCCAACTGCAAATAGTGCATGTCAAGCATTTGTTTGTACTATAGGAATATCCGGGTCAACAACTTATTTCCCTGAATGGGTTAATGTAACAAACAATGTATTTGAAAATGTTCTAACAGGAACTTCTGGCCCTGATGTTACTACAAACTCCGATGCAGATGCAGTAGCATTGTTTGGTGGATTGACTTATAGAGCAAATACTATTCCATCAACCAGCATTGTTGCAAACAATAAATTTATAAATTGCCAAGGTCGTTCAATAAAAATTCAAGGAGATGAGTCTACTATAACTGGCAATCATATATACAGTAATATTAAATCTATTGCCAGAGGAGCGGCACACATAAATCCGCAACTTGCTGTTGGAAATGTAAGTAACAATACATTCCATTTTGATGCTACAACTGATGGAAACAATCCATTTACAGATGATGGTTTACCAATAGCGGGTGGTGCAACTGCATATTATACTTCGTCAGCAATATCATTTTATACTGATATTAGTATGCCAAGACCAAAATACTATACAGTAAATAATAATATTATTATTAACAATGTTCCTTCATCTATTGGAATTTATAGATATGGTATTGTAAATCTATCTGAAAATAATGGTACTCAAAGTGGAGGAGGTGGAGCATCTGCTTCACAACCAATATTCATTAATATTAATGAAAATTCAATTATTGGTCAGGGAGAATCGCAAAGATTAGCAAATATTTTTACAAGATCTTTGACAACTGATGGTACAACTGGTTCTAATCCGTCACAAACCGCATTGTATGCAACAATAACAAATAATTATGTTGCAAGAATATCACCTTATACAGGTGCAACGAATGGAACCGAAGGTTCCAGTACAGTTGGTACTGGTGGATCATTATTAAGTAGCCATTCTTATCAATCTGGTACTGCTTATAATAAAATATTCCTTAGTAATAATTCTCACGGATCTTCGTATTTTGTTCCATTAATTAATAGATTATCACAGAGTGATTTTCAAAATTATAATTTAGATCTAGTTTCTATAAACAATAGAAATGTTAATGATGCTTTCCGTGGTATTACTGGTGATTTGAATCAATTGGGATCTGTTGGTTTTTCTGCAGCAAATATAATTACACAAAATCTTAAAGTTGGTGGATTGGTAAATTTGCAAAATGGTGAAATTGTTGCAAATACCACCGATGGAAGAGTAGATATTCTTCCCGGACCTTCAGGTGGATCTACTCATTTTGGTGTTGGAATAGATACTACTTCTTGGGGTTTTGGGCCAATTATCACAGTTAGAAAATCTGATGGCACTGCTGCTACCACTAATACTGGAATGCGTATTGATAATTCTTTAACTATTAGTGATTCAGTTGCATTAAATTTAGGTGCTAATGCACAACATTCTATTACTAGAGTCGCACCTTCAGGTGGTCTACCAACTGTTCAACTTTCTACAAACACAACTACAGGAACTAATAGCGGTGCATTTGCTATAGTAGATAGTGCTGGAGTAAATTCCGCAAGAAGAACTCCGGGTGTAACACACTCCAATCCAAATTTGTATATTTACACAAAAGGAACTGGTAGTACTAGTGATTTTATTAGATTTGAGCATGGTGGACCTACAGTTGGTGCACAAATAATATCTGGAGGAACTACCGGAATAACGATAATACCCGGATCTGGAAATTTAAATGTTAATGGAACCATAACAACAACTGGAATTTCCGGACCAAATATTGTTAATACGTTTAATGGTCTTACAGGAAATGTAACAGGTGTCTCGGATATAGATGGAGCTACTGGATCTATTTCAAGTGTTGCTAGAAGAAATGCAACAAATACATTTACTCAACCAAACACATTTACTAATGACGTAAATTTACAAAGTAGTGTATTTATAGCTCCTCCTGGTGCACAACCACAATTTGGTGGAGGATTGACTTTAGATTTAAATAGAAGCATAATTCTTAATCCTACTTTTCAATCATATGGAGAAACTTTAGATATAGCTTCAATTGATTTAAATGGTACTCTAACATTAAATTTGTCAAAAGCTCAAGTATTTTCTGTAGAACTATCAAGATCAATTACAACTTTAAATATTAACAATGCTCCAGATACTCAAAATGGAAATACCACACCAAGATCTTCTGGTTTTACTTTAATATTAAAAACAAATGCATCAGGAGTTAATACTATTAACTGGGGATCTAAAATAAAATGGCCCAATAATGGAGTAGCACCTACAATAAGTAATGGCCAAAAACTTGACGTATTCTCATTTGTCACAATTAATAATGGTGGAGCTTGGCTTGGATTTATAGGCGGACAAGGGTATCCAGCATAATAACATAAATATATTCACATGGAAGACATCATTTATGTAACAGTTTATAATACTCCTTATGGAATACAGGGGCCTTCCGGTCCTGCTGGTCCAGGATCAACTGCCGCAGGAGTAACTGGACCAACTGGTCCTGTTGGACCCACTGGTAATCAAGGACCACAAGGAGATAAAGGTGACAAAGGAAATCCAGGTGAACAAGGAAATCCCGGTGCACAAGGACTTCAGGGAGCAGGATATAAAAGCACAAGTAATGACAGTATAACTTTAAATTCTCTTATTGTTGGTGGTAAAGTAGCTTTTAATGTAGTTGAAACAAATCTAGCATATAGTGTCGGGCAATCATTAGTTGTAGTTGCTAATGAAGAAAATTATTTAGTTGGAAGTATTTCTACTGTAACTTCAACTTCTGTAACACTTACAATACTAAAAATAGTCGGTACTGGAACATTTGTTTCATGGGAATTAAATCTTTCAGGTGAAATTGGAATTAAAGGAATTACTGGTTCTATTGGTTCTACAGGAAATACTGGACCAACAGGTTCTACAGGAAACACCGGTAATACCGGAAATACAGGTAACACCGGAAATACAGGTATTACTGGACCAACAGGTTCTACGGGATCAACAGGAACAACAGGCCCAACAGGACCAACAGGAAACACCGGAAACACTGGTATTACTGGTCCTACTGGTTCTACAGGAAATACTGGACAAACGGGCCCAACAGGATCAACAGGAAATACTGGATTAACTGGATCAACAGGTCCAACTGGTCCTACTGGAAATGCTGGACCAACTGGAAACACAGGAGATGTATATAAATCAACCTCTCTTACATCAATTACACTTGGAGCATTGACGGCAGGAAGCGGAGTAACGTTAACAGTTCCTTCAGGTTTAGCCTATAGTAAAGTTCAAAGTTTATTGGTAGCTGCTACAGTAACACAATATTTTAATGCTACCATGGTAGATTATTCTGGTGTCACATTAAGTTTAACGGTTACTGGTGTTTGTGGTACACGAAATTTTAACAATTGGGATGTAAATCTTTCTGGTTCAGTTGGTCAAGCAGGTCCACAAGGCGCTGTTGGTCCTACTGGTGCAGATTCTACTGTAGCCGGACCAAGAGGAAATACTGGACAAACAGGACCAACAGGAAGCACTGGTTTTACTGGTCCTACTGGGGCAACAGGAATTACAGGAATTACAGGAAGCACTGGTCCAACTGGTGCTACAGGAATCACGGGATCCACTGGACCTACTGGGGCAACAGGAATTACAGGAAGCACTGGATCTACTGGACCTACTGGGGCAACAGGAATAACCGGATCTACTGGTCCTACTGGGGCAACAGGAATTACAGGAAGCACTGGTTCAACTGGTCCCACTGGAAATCCAGGGATTACTGGATTTACTGGTGCTGGATATGATAAAATACAAACAATAAGTTCTGGTGGAGGATCGCAACCAGGAACTACTCTTTCATATGGTGGAATTACTTTTAACTTTTCTACAAATTTATATACTGCATTTACTATTGGCAATAGAGTAAGAGTATTTCAAAGTGATACTGTAACAAATTATCTTGAAGGTAATATTACCAATATAGTTAATAATTCACCTACTAATATTCAATATAGAGTACAGTCTGATTATATATTAGGAAATACCACATCAGAAACATCCAATTGGACAATGGTTATTGCAGGTGTACAAGGAAGTACAGGTTCTACTGGGCCCAGAGGAAATACTGGTCCCGTAGATTCTTATGTAAGAACTTTTAATGGGCTAACAGGAGATCTTCAAGGAGTTTCTGCGATACAAGGTGGAACTGGCATAAGTGTAAATGGTACAACAGGAAATGTCACCGTAACAAATATTGGTGTTCTGTCGCTAACAGGTTCTACTGGGATACTATTAAATGGTACAACAGGAAATATTGGGATACAAAATATCGGTGTACTTTCTATAAATGGTGTAACTGGAATTTTAGAAGGAGTATCTTCATTAACTGCGGCTGTTACAAACCCAGGACTAACTCTTACAGGATCTACTGGTGCAATTGTTATTAGAAATACTGGAGTATTGGGTGTTTCAGCAGGAAGCGGTATTCAGATACTCACATCTGGATCTGGAACAAAAACATTTAATAATACCGGTGTTCTATCTGTAAATGCACTTACAGGTAATGTGGGCATCACCGCCGGTACAAATATTGATATATCATCTAGTGGAAATACTTTAACAATTTCTGCACCAAATCAGTTTACATTAAATGGTCTTACTGGTTCAGTTACAATATCAGCTGGCAATAATATTGGAATAACATTATCTGGAAATAATATTATATTGTCCTCTGCTGGAGCTTGTGGTTCATGTGGTCCAATTATATTGGATGATACTGTCTATATTAGAGGTGTATGTGGTGCAGTTGGCAATCCTAACGCATTAATTGCTATAGATCCCGTAAATAATGATATTTTAATTGCTTCAGTAAATGGAACTATTGGTTTAAATACTTCTGTTCCCTCGGTTGGCATAGCGGGAATAGCAGTAAATGATGTTACCAAATCAATAACTTTAGGTGCTCAAAACATTTCAATTATTGGAAATGTAAAGACTATTACAGGTAATTTAGTAAATACCTTCAATGGTGCAACAGGAAATATTCAAGGTGTAAATTCTATAAATGTTAGTTCTGGACTTACATTGGCATCAGGATCGACTGGAAATGTTACAATTGTTAATACAGGTGTTAGACAAATTACTGGAACGTCTCAACAAATAGATGTTTCTCCATCTGGTGGAACTGGAAATGTAATTTTATCATTGCCTGGTGAAATTGCAAATATAAATCAAATAACTGGAGAATCAGAAACTCCTCTTGTTTTAACTTCATCTTATCCATTACCTTCAATATCTTCTTCAATAACTTTAGCTGATAGTTCTGTAACAATAAATCCGGCTTTAACAGTATCTGGACAAATGAGTGTTACTGGAAATCTCACTGTTACAGGAACATATGGTGGAAATGTTGTAAGATCGTTTAATGGAAGAACTGGAGCTATTCAAGGTGTTTCAGGCATCTCTGCTGGAACTGGAATAATTATATCTCCATCAGGTGGAACTGGAACTGTAACTATTACAAATAATGGAGTTCTAACTTTTAATGGAACTAGGGGAGCCATTGAAGGTGTAACAAGAGTTAATGGTGCTACGGGAGCAGTGACAATTACTGGTGGTACTGGAATTACTGTAACTACCAGTGGAACTCAAACCACTGTAGGAATGACAAGTTTGACTTCAGGGCCTACAGGGGGAACTGGTGCAACTGGTCCTTATGGTTTCAACAGTGGTATAATATCTCAATATAAAGAAAATTCTCTTAACTGTTTTGGTGCGGCTGGATTTACGGCAGGAATATTTTACTTTGTTTTGTGTAATACTGTTGGAGGACCGGGTTGTACGTGTGTTAATTCATCAAATAATGATGCATCCGGATTTATTATAAGCGGAATTGAATATTTTGGTGCAGATATTTCGGCTTATTTTCAAAATCTTATAAGTGTTTCTGCTATAACTGGATATCTTTTTATACGATATTATAATAGTGATCCAAGCCGGGCAAATTATATGAAACCATTGAAAGTTACTGGTATACAAATTATAACCAGCGGCTCAAATAAAAATATATGTTTTAGTATTGAACAAATTGGATCCATTGCACTTCCAACAAATAATGACATATATTCGATTGTATATCAACCAGTATTCTTCTTCTAAATAAAATAGATGTTCTTTGGAAAGAACAAAAATTCTCTTAAACTGATAAAACAACACCCACAATTGTTGATGGGTGCCATTTATCATATAACAGAAGCCAGACCAAATGCCAAGAAGATAAAGATTGGTTCGGGTATCTCGGAACTTTATATTCGTGATGAATATGGTGAAACTTATTTGCTTGAAGGAAATGCATCCAAGATCAAGGATATGTTTCAGGCAAATCTATTGTTTGAAAATGTAGAAGGTGAACTTTATAAATTAAAAAGATCTATTGGTTCTTTGAATCAAAATGTTCTTTTGAAAGAAGTAAATTCACTTACAGCAGATGAAAAAATCTATGTTGGCAATGGTATCACCGAAAGATACTTTATTGACAAAGATAGAAATAAAGTAATAAAGTTTATTGGTAATTCCACGCAGATCAAAAATCTTGTAGAAAAAGTAGAACTACCAAAGCCACAGTCGTTTCCTGCTCCTGTAAAGATTATTGAAAAACCAGTAATCCAGCTGCAAGAAAAAGTAATAATAAAACAAACAACACCAGTCATTGGTGCTCAAGGTCTTCGCGGAGAAAAAGGCGATATTGGTTCTGTAGGTGAACCGGGACCGATGGGACCACAAGGCCCTCGCGGAGAACGTGGATATGACGGTGTTCAAGGAATTAAGGGAGACCAGGGAGATAAAGGGGAACAGGGTGATCCTGGTCTTCAAGGTATTCAAGGTCCAAGAGGAATTCAAGGAGAAAAAGGTGATAAAGGCGATCAAGGAGATCGTGGAGATATTGGTCCGCAAGGTGCTCAAGGCATTCAGGGGTCACAAGGTGAACAAGGCATTCCCGGTGAAGAGGGAGTTCAGGGTCCGGTTGGACCTCAAGGGGAAATTGGTCCCCAAGGTCCGCGTGGAGACAAAGGAGATAAAGGTGATAGAGGACCTATGGGCCCTCAAGGTCCTGCTGGACCAAGAGGCGAAGCAGGGTCAGTAGGACCAGAAGGGCCTGCGGGACGCGATGGACAATCTCCAGTAATTGAAGCACAATTTCCACTAGTATTAGAAGATGGAATGTTGTCTTTTAGTTCAGAACATGTTTCTGGAATTCTTGATAAATTTAAGAATGATGACATTCAAAAAGCCATAGACCGCATTGGCCAAATGACTACGCCAGCTGGTGGTGGTGCGGTTGACGTTTCACTAAATGGCGACAAGATAATTCGTTCTGTTAACACAATGAATTTTATTGGTGATAATATCACAATCACCAAGAGAAGAAAAAATGTAGATATTTCAATAGCAGGTAGTTCCGGTGGTACGAGTGCTTCTGGAGTATCTTCTATAATTGCTGGTAATGGAATTTCTATAAGTCCTGCTGGTGGGACTGGAAATATTACTATTTCTACGACAAAGTTTACAGAAGCCACAACGGCCCCATCTATAAATTTTCTTGGAGATCGTTGGTTTAATACAGATACTGGAATTTTATATACTGCAATTACAGGCGCATCAGGATTTATTTGGGTACAACTCTAACATAAATATTAAGAACAATGCCTATTGATTTCCCCCCATCTCCCTCTGCTGGCGCAACCTATTCATATGGTGGTATTCTTTGGACATATAATGGTGTTGCATGGGACAAAACCACTGGATCGGGAAATACTGGTCCATCTGGTTCAACAGGAACAACGGGTTCAACAGGAACAACGGGTTCAACTGGTCCAACTGGTCCAACTGGTTCAACAGGAACAACAGGTCCAACTGGTTCAACAGGAACAACGGGTCCAACAGGTCCAACTGGTTCAACAGGAACAACAGGTCCAACTGGTCCCACAGGTCCCACAGGTCCAACTGGTTCAACAGGAACAACAGGAACAACAGGTCCAACTGGTTCAACAGGAACAACAGGTCCAACTGGTTCAACAGGAACAACAGGAACAACAGGTCCAACTGGTTCAACAGGAACAACAGGTCCAACTGGTCCCACAGGTCCAACTGGTTCAACAGGAACAACGGGTCCAACTGGTTCAACAGGAACAACAGGTCCAACAGGTCCACAAGGTAATACTGGTAATAATGGAAACACTGGTGCAACTGGTCAACAAGGTGAACCAGGACAATCTTCAAATTATTACAGTTATAAAATTCATACGACAACTCAGACTCCACCTACTGGAAATGGTGAAATAAGATATAATAATGCTACCCAAACTAGTTCAACAGTACTATATGTTGACCATTTAGACAACACTGGGGATGACATTGACATATTTCTTTCATTGCTCAAGCAAAATGATAATTTAATAATTCAAGATGCCAATAATTCAGATAATTACCAAACTTGGAGAATTAATTCCGCTCCAACAGTAATTTTAAATGCTTATACGAGTATTCCAGTAACTGGAATTACTTCTGCTGGAACCGGGACATCAGGATTTGCAAACAACCATCAAGTTTTGTTTATTGTATTTTCATCTCCAATTGCTACTGCATATGTTGAATCTTTTCGTGGATTAACTGGTGCTATTGGTTTGACCAACGGCAACGGAATTGGTATTAGTGTGTCTGGAAATACACTAACATTCAGTAACACTGGTGTTTTAAGTTTCAATGGACTCACAGGTGCTGTAACCGGAGTCACCACAGGAACCGCAAATACCTTTGTTGCTCTTCAATCTTTCACAGCAGGAATTTCTGCATCTGGTGGTGTGACTCTTGCAGGAACTCTACAGGGAACGACTGCAAACTTTACAGGACTTGTATCCTCTACTGTTGGTTTTTCTGGTGCAGCAACTAATCTTACAGGAAATGCAAATGGATTGACTGCTGGAAGTGCTTCTAGAGTTCAAATTACAGAAGCAGCATCAGCATCTTATTATTTCACACTTGCTAGTGGTCCGGGAAATACTGGATTATTTGTAGACACATCTACCCCAAGATGGATATACAATACTTCATCTGGTGCATTGGCAACTACCACAGGATCTCTAGAAGCTGCAACTATATATTCAACTAGTGGAATATATTCAAATACTTGGGAAGGGTTTGACGGTACCGCAACATTAAACATTCGCGCTCCATTCTTTGATGGAACATTTCAGCCAATGTATATGGGTGATGTTTACGGCGATGCAAATTCAACAAAATTAACTATAGACGATGCCAATACAAGTATAGTATTTGAATCATCTGTTGCCCAATTTAATGGAAGTGTTGTTAGACTTGTAGGAGGAACTGAACTTCAATTTGTCGGACTAGGAGGCAATACATATGTTGGATTTGTAGCACCAAGCAGCATCCCAGCAAATAAAATTTGGACACTTCCATCTGCCGATGGATCTGCAAACCAAGTCCTAACCACAAATGGTTCAGGAACTTTGAGTTGGTCTACTCCAACCAGTGGATTGACTGCATATGTTTCATCTTTTAATGGTAAAACAGGTGCAGTAACCGGAGTAACCACAGGAACCGCAAATACCTTTGTTGCACTGCAATCTTTTACTTCTGGTATAAGTGCATCTAATGGCGTAACTCTTTCTGGAACGCTTAAAGGTTCTACAGCAACATTTACAGGGGATTTTAATGCAGTTGGTGGAACATTTTCCGGCCAATTAAATGCTCAAAATCTTAAAGTATTGACTGTTGGTGGTAATGAAGGTGGACAATTAGATTTTGGTTTAGCTGCAACTGGAAATAGCCTAACTGGTGGAATTGCAATAGATGTATATCAAAATAAACTTCGATTCTTTGAAACTGGTGGAAACATCAAAGGTGCTTATATTGATTTGACTGCTACTGCATCAGGTGTTGGAACAAATCTATTATCACTTTCATCTGGTCAATCATTCATAGGTTCAAATGTAAATTTGTCCACATCTACTTGGACTGACATAACAAGTTTATCATTAGCGTCTGGAACTTGGATGGTTTCGGTTACTGCAACATTTGTTCGTGGTTCAGGAACATCTGCTCGTACTTTTTCTTTGCAAATTACTGATGGAACTAATACTTATGCATCTTCTTCCCATGGAATGGGAAGCGTAACAGGAAATGCCGTTCAAGTTTCTTGCAGTGGAATAGTAACTTTAACAAATACTACAACAATTAAAATGCAGGGAACAACAAGCGTAACATCAAGCCCAGTTGATTATGCATCTGCTACCGATGTCGTTATGGGTGCTGGTAGTGCTTCTGGATTAGTAGCAGTGCGAATTGGTTCATGATATAATTTTTAATTATAAGTTGACAATTTATATTTTAAAGATATAATAGTAATATGATTCTAGAATATTTTAAAGATAATCCATACATTCCAGATCCAAATTTTCAGACCAAAATGGCAGCATGTTTTGACCTTGCTGCATACATTCCAAAGAATGAAAAGGTCAAAGTTTACTCTGGCAAGGAATGTTTGGATGTATCCCCAATCTATGACTCTGAGAAAGAAGATTCATATATCTGCCTGATGCCCGGAGAAAGGGCTCTAATTCGCACAGGCTTGACTTTTAAGCTGCCCGATGGATATTCCCTCCGTCTACACCCCCGGTCAGGGATGGCCCTTAAATACGGTCTTACGCTGACAAATTGCGAAGGAGTGGTAGACGAGGATTACACCTACGAAACCAAACTTATTATGATGAATACCAATAGCAAGGATTCCATCAAAATTTATAATAAGGATCGTGTGGCACAGGCAGAATTAGTTGCCTATGAGCAGCCTCTACTTGCTGAAATTCAGTATCGCCCAACTTTAAAGTCAGATAGAGTCGGTGGGTTTGGTAGCACTGGAGTCAGATGACTTCTTTGAGAATTTAATTGATTTAAATTCTTTCCAAGCCAGCCAAATTACGAATACGACAACTGGAAAATACCAGAATGCCCATTCAGATGCTTTGTCTGGAGTATTGAAAAAAGCATTTTCAGAGACTGTGTGAATATGTTCACCAGTCTTTGTTTTTAGTGTGACAAATTCAGGACTAGTGCAAGAAGCAAGAAAGAGAATTATTGGAAAGAAATATTTCATTTGTTGCCTCCTGCTGCTGTGCCAAAGTAAAATCCTACTACGGCAAGAAGAACTTGACGATTTTCTTCCGCTAAGAAATATCCAGGAATTTCAATAAAGTATTTGCGAGTGGTTTCTGGGATCAATCCAAAGATAGAATCGGGTTGTTTTTGTGAAATTTCTACAAAGGTGGGAATACCAAAGAATGGCAATACAAATGGAGCAGCAACGACTGCAAAGAGACATGCAAGTACAATAAGACGGCGAACATTCTTGCCAACATCAATTGGTACACGTTGAACAGCCTTGTCTTGATTTTCAGTTGTTTGAGTATTAGCTTTGAGCATTTGCTCAAATAATTCTTTTTGGTCTTGAGCACGTTGAGCCCAATACTTAAAAAGAAATCCAGTAGCAGTTCCACCAATCAATGATATTAACTGTTCTGACATATAATCCTCAATTCTTTTGATGTGAAAGTTGTAGTTCAATCGAATTACGAATAGATTCAAAAATATCCATAAAATTCTTTTCTTGAATTAGTATTGGTTCAAAATCTTTGTGCCATTGCATCAACACAAATCCAACATTTGTTCCCTTGCTTTTTAAAGGTAAGCAAGAAAAATGAGAAATGTTTTCATCATCAAAGAAATGTCTTGCATGGCTGTCCGCTGGCAAAGACTCAACTGAATGGATGACTGCACTATTTTGTGTAACTTTATTCAATAAAGGAACAAATAAAGAACATTGAGTTCCTTTGAGTTTTCCTACTTGTGAAACATATCCTTTATGGGAAGATTCGTGAGTTATTGAAAACTTTAACATAGAAATTCCATCCATGAAATATTCTCCATTATGCAGTTGCAAAACGGTGGATCTCATACTGCGGCCTTCAAGACGAAGTTCTGTAAGTAGTTCGTGAATTTCTGTATGGATTGTATTAAAACTGTAATTTGTTTTATCTTTATTCCAAAATTTTTTAATTCCGTATCCGAGTCCCGCTAATCCGGCTACTCCATACGCTGAAAGTTCAAATATTTTAGAAAAATCCATTGATAAACTCCATGTCTTAATATTTATATTTGACAGGGTGTTAATATGTGATAGAATGCTATTCTATGATGACAAGAGAACAATTATTTAAATTACACGAAGAAATTTGCAAGGAAGCCATTGAATTAATGCGTAAAAAGAACAATGACTACGCATCTGGCGCAGATCCTTTCATGAATTTCCGAAGAGCGGAATATTTAGGTTTTGCAACGGCAGAACTTGGTGTTCTTATCAGAATGACTGACAAGATGTCAAGAATCTCCACTTATTTGAATAAGGGAGAACTTTCATTGCAAAATGAGAGTGTTTATGATGCAATTGTTGACCTAATTAATTACAGTGTTATACTTGCAGGGCTTCTCAAAGATAGAGAACCCAAGAAAGACTAATGAAATTTTATACTGCCTGTGCTTTGAAGGGGAACAAGGTTCTTGTTCGTGGTTATGACAATGGTGTTCGGTTTACTGACACCATTGCTTATAAGCCATCCCTATACATTAAATCTGATAGCCAATCCAAGTACAGGACTCTTAACAACGTCAACGTCAAACGCATGAAGTTTGACACGTTGTATGATTGCCGTCAATTCCTAGACCAATACAGAGACCTAGATGATTGCCCGATTTATGGAAACACTGATTTCGTCACTCAATATCTCATGGAGACTTATCCGACTGAGGTGGAATACGATCTTTCCAAGATCAAAGTAGCCTACCTAGACTTGGAATGTGAGACTGAGGGAGGCTTCCCAGACCTAGACAACCCCAATGAGCGAATCAACCTTGTGACTATTCGTATCAGCGGTGTCAACTATGTTCTTACCATGAAGCCAATCACCTTGCCAGATTGTAAGGTTGTCATGGTTACATCAGAGAAGGAACTGATCAAGAAGATCTTCGATATCCTTGCTAAGGAAGACATAGATATTCTTACAGGATGGAACATCAAACTCTTCGATATGCCCTATATAATAGGTAGGGCAAAGCTTTTCTTTGAGGAAAAAGAGATTCAGAGTTGGATGCCGTTTGGTTTGATGAAGATGCGTGAGACTAATATTGGTGGCA